CGTTTCCTTTGCTTGGACCACCCTCCGGGACTTGAACCCAGATCTGAAGCTTAGGAGGCAACTGCTCTATCCGGTTGAGCTAAGGGTGGCTTGTCTCTCTTTCCGTACACTCAGCCTAAGATTTGATCCACGGCCAGTCAACAGAAAAAGTGAAACCCGCGAAGATTTCTCAACGCGGGCCTGTTTGTTAGATGCATTTGGCCTTGTATGCGTTAATGGCCTTGGCGTTTAGGCTCTTCGCCACGTCTTTCCATTCTAGCCCCATCCCAGCCAGTTCGTCAGCGCTTTCCTTCTTGACGTCATTGCCGAACCACCTTGCGAAGTCACCGATGCGCTTGAAGTCAAATTCACCGTCACAAGCTTCGGACGCTGCTTGTTGGATACGTGCGTCAGTAATGAAGGCATCGCAGAAGGCCAACACATTGGCAGGGATCTCTACCTTTGCAGTCGCTGCTGCTTTGGTTTTCTTGACCCGGTGAGCCTCACATTTCACCTTGCAAATCATTTTGGAATAGTCCTCACGACTTGCCCGACGTGGCGACAAAACAAATCCCTCCCCTGGTCCTGAAATATCCCACATCGCCTTAATGTATGGATCTTCCTTGCCAATGCTTTCAGCTAGGTCGGACAGCTCCTGCGCTTTAGCCCCAACATCCTTGTCGTCAAAAAGGTTTAGCTCGAACTCTTTCATAATCGGCAGGACTTCAACCCCATCGACATTAGGAACCATCTCACTGATAACCTCTGGGTCACTGCACACTTCACCAGTGCTTAGGTCTTGGATCGCAAAGACAAAGAACATCTTCTTAGCAATGTTGCTTACTGCGTCACTCTTTTGGACACCCGGTCCAGCCCATTCTCCGTAAACGGCACAGTTCATCGGGAAGTCGCTTGGGTTCAGAGTGTCCACAAAGCCTGCAAAGCCAAAGTTGTCGTCTCCAACCTTAATGATCCGGCTGCGAGACTGAGCGTAAAGTCCGCCCTCATCTCGAACAATTGCAGCGTTAGTCCCGTGCAGTTTGATTTTCGCAATAAAGTTTCGCTCAGTCATTCCGTATCGACGTGCATTTTTCACAAAGTGAGAAAAGCTTTCGACGCTTGGGTACTTATGAAATTCCATGTCAGTTCTCCTGTTTGTTAACTCTTGTCAGCTTCGGTGTAGGCGCTGGGCGTCATACTGAGATAGGCGCTTTAATGACTGGATGTGGGTCATATCCAATCAGCTCAAAGTCCTCATACTTGAATGCAAAGATGTCGCTGACCTCTGGGTTTGTCCACATTCCCGGAAGGGGCTTAGAGCAACGTGACAGTTGCAACTCCACTTGCTCAACATGGTTCAAGTAGATATGAGCGTCACCAATCGTGTGAATAAGCTCACCAGGCTTATACCCAGTCACTTGAGCAATCATCATTTGCAGAAGCGCATATGAGGCGATATTGAATGGAACGCCCAAGAACATATCCGCAGACCGCTGGTACAGTTGCATATGCAGCTTCTCGCCAATAATGCGAACCTGCCATAGCGTATGGCATGGGGGCAAGGCCATCTCAGGCACATCGGCAGGATTCCATGCGGATACGATTAATCGCCTACTGTTCGGTGACGAATTAATGTCCTTTACCAGCCGTGCGATTTGGTCAACCCCGCCAAAGTCACGCCATTGCTTGCCGTATACTGGCCCTAGATCTCCATTGTCATCAGCCCACTCATCCCAGATAGAAACGCTATTGTCTTGCAGGTACTTGATGTTGGTTTCGCCAGACAAGAACCACAGGAGTTCATGGATGATAGACTTTAGATGTACGCGCTTGGTGGTGACGATTGGGAATCCATCGCTCAAATCATATCGTGACTGCATCCCGAAGTGGGATATTGTGCCCGTTCCAGTCCTATCATCGCATACCGTCCCGTTTTCTAGAATGAACTGCAACGCATCATGATACTGTTTCATCCTCTAAACATCTCCTTGTGCGGCTCAAAGTCTCCACACTTGTCACTGAAGTCACTAAACGCAATCGGCGCGTTGTCTGGGTCATGTGACCACCACTTACGCGCGCCCTCTGCGACATCTGGCGAAAAGTTGCGGGGACATTTTCGGTTGACGCACTCCGCACTGCAAAACGTCTTGTCCAGATAACAGATCATTCATTATCCACCCTGTCTAAAATTTCTAGCGCCTGAGATGGGAACACGTTTTCCACCCAGTCCCTGTATTCTTCATGCAACTGCTCTGCGATAGCCCCGCTTTCCTTTACGCCCCAATGGTATAGGACTGACTCAAATCTCTCTTGCAGCGTCAAATCTTTAGCCATTAGAACACAGGCTCCCCATCCTTAATCCAGTATTGCAGATTGGCAATCACAACCCCGTTTCGGTCATACACATACGGGGCTTCCTTTGTGGACAACATTCCTTGCGCGTGCAAATCAGCGCTCATGTCTGGTGGCATTTTATTATCTCCTCTATGTAAGTGACCTAATTCATTTTCACTGGAGCAGGCTAATAACGTAGCCCATGCCAAAGAACATGGTGACTTTAACAACCGTGCTCAAAGTCACCATCCACAGATTGTCATTTTCGTCATCGACACTTTGGATGACAAGCAAGGTAATAAGAGTAGTGATCCCCCATGAGTATACAAACTCAAGCTGGTGAAAGTTGAACGCCGGGACAACATGCCAGTTGAATAGCTTCATAACTACAAACGCTTTGTACATCGACAGTGGGAACCAAAGCGCAATCGCGGTCAAAAATTTAAGCATCTTTTCTCTCCTAAGTGTTAGACCTACCCCATTTCTAGAGTAGGTCTGTGTTGCTGTCTAGGTCAAATCTACGATTTCACAAACTCCGGCGCTACAGGCTAGAGTGCTAGACCCTTTGGTCGTGTCTTCGCGCTCGAACTCAGCTAGGCCAGACCAGTCAATCGCGCTGGGCATCTTGGCAAGCATGGCCTCGTATTCCTCGCGTGTGCAGTCCTGATATGGTGCCTGCTGGTACGTGTGATCCGAGTGAGGCAGGAAGCTAATCCCGCTAACCTCATCAAAGTGCTTGTAGACCCAAGCGCCAACTTCAAGCCACTCATGATCTCGCACAGAAACCGTAACAGACGGCTTATGCTCACACCAGTGACGCTGATATGTCAGCCAGAACTCAAGCTGTTCCAGGGCTGTCATGTCGTTGCGCGTGATAGCACCTTCTGGCGACTTCATAGGGAAGCTGAAAACCGTAGTGGTATCAGGCTTCATCACGTCAGGCTCATTGGGAATGCCCTGCGACTTCATGAACTCCGTCAGCGGATCTTTGTTGTCACCTCGAACAGTTCGGATGTAGTAGTCGCTGTGACGCGCGTGGATGCCGCTTGCGGTATCTGTTAGCTGGCTAACCGTTCCCGATGGCTTCACACACGTGATAGCTGCCGACTGTGGAATGCCAAGGCGTTCTGCCCATTCCTTGTTGGTGTCGATTGCGGTTTGGCGGAGGGTGTCCAAAACTCGCGGCAGAGGGGGCTCTGAGTAACCGCACATGCCTACATCATTAAGTACTGAACAATCCATAATACCTGTTAGGCTTACACCAAGAAGGCGCTCCTCTTCAGTATTCTCACGCCAAATATCGCGCAGATACGGGAAGTGGGTGTAGGTGCTTTGGATGGTGCCAAGGATGGTGGCCAGTTTTACCTTTCGTTTCAGGTCTTCAAGCGTATCATCTGCACGGCATACTACCTCTGTTAGATTGCAAAAGGAATACGGGCGCAAGATAATTTCACTATTTCCTGTCACAATGCCATTAAATGTCCCGCGCGACGTTTCAGGCTCAGTGAAGCAATACGTCATCTCATAGCGGTCAAGAGGCTCAATCGAAGCAACGCGAACAAACCGACGCGCATCACGCTGAGGGCTTTTGCCATTGTGATCAAGTCGGCTCAGGTTAAGACCCATTTCCATGAGGTCGTAAGCGTCAGAGCTGTTAATCAGGATGCGCTTTGACTCTTTGCAGAAGTACTCCTTCATGCCGCCGCGACCGTCAGGCATTTCACGATAGCCAGCGGGTGCTGCAGCTACAACCTTGGCTCGGACTCCCATAGTGGTAAGCATGAGGCGAAGGCGGTCCAGAAAATCGTGGTCAACAGACGCCAACTGGAACGAAACGCCATGTGTGCTGCGTAGAATTGTTCCGTCAGCATCAAGAAGCCCAGCCAGCCAGTTCAAGCGATATTCCAGCGTTGCATCCATAGGCACGAATGACTTGTCCATCATAGGCCCGTGATTCCACACTTTGCGCTCAGTTTTCGAACCGTCTGGGTAAACTTTGCCAATCAAGCGGTCAATGCATGGATACTTAGGCTCATAGACCCAAGAGCGTGTCATGCCCTTGTTGCCATCCCCGGAGTAGAAGCCTTGAGAGTAAGCATCAATCTGGGGATCATTGTCACCTTCAACGACAGGCATATCAAACTTTTCAAGCTTGTCGCCAACTTTGATATCGCTGGTCTCGACAAAACCCTTCCCGTCAATCACCCAGCGGTGATTCCAGGTACAATCAAGATATGATCCATCAGTCAATGTGACGCGAACAAGGTCAGCTTCACCGGCAGCATATGGAACTACAGTGGCCCAGTTTTCACCGTTCCAGATTTCAGTTTCCTCGCCAACAGTTTCAACGATTGGCTTGTATCCGCTGGACGTCAGGATTTCGGTCTCAGGCGAGCAACAGCATGGATTTGTCCCGAAGTCCCAATCAGTATCACGGCGACCATTCTTAGCAGCCTGATTAACGCTTGCTTGCCGATTGAAGATGCCGCGCTCACCGGACTTGCTTTCCATCAGGGCCAGCCATTCACGCATAAAGCTTTCCGCGTCGGGCTTGTCGGTGAATGCAACGGAGTTGTTGGCAAGAGCGCGCTGAGGATCAGTCACCCACCACTGGCCTGACTTGGCATGGCGCATACGGTCATCACTGAGGTTGCTGAGGCTAATCATAGCAGAGCGACGAACGCCACCCACAACCACAATCTCGCCAATCTTACACATCAGGTCGTGACACTCGATGGATGTCAGCTTGCGGCCCTGTGCTTTCTTGAATACGCCAATGGTGAAGTTAAACAGATCAACCAGCGGATCAGGGCCAGAAGCGCGACCGCCAAATGTCTTGAGCTTGGCACCTGCGGGGCGGACTGCAGACACGTCCCACGTGGGGGTATGACCGGACCACAAGTGTTCTAGCAGTTCACGATATGATTTGGCCCATCCCTCCTTACTGTCTTCAACGACAATAACCGGCACATCACCATCCATCTTCTCAGGCACTTCTGGAAGCTTGTTTACATACTGCCGCTCAACACTGAAGCCCACGCCAGTGCCACACAGCAGGATAAACATTGCCTCATCAAACGAGCGCGGATGATCTACTGGCAGGTATGAGCAGTTGTAGATGCAAGTATTGTCTCGATCAGCAGCAGGACCAGCGGTCATCAGTGCGCGCATCGACGGGGCAGTTTCCAGACCACGAATAGCTTGGCTCAGTTCTTCAACAGTCTCGGCATCAGCGCCAGACGGAACGACGATATTCTCAATATATCGGTCTACAGTTTCATCCCAAGTTTCTCGCCGGTTTTCTTCTGGCAGCCATCGTGCATAGCGGCTTACCGCGATAAACTTCTGATAGTCATTCATCAAAGTTTCAATTCCTTCTCTATGATGTTCAAGATGGCCTTACGCGCCTGAACTTCGGGCACGACATAGTGTCGCCGTTTCAATTTCTGCGCCATCACTTCACAGCGCCACGAATGTTTTGAACATAAGCCACTTAGCACAGTGGTTATATGCGTCAATGCCAATGCCGTGATCTGCGTTTACAAGGAATGCGCGCTTATGATCAATCTTGACATCATCCAAAGCGACCCAGAGCATGTTGTCTGTTTTGTTGCGGTCTAGCCACTCATTGATTGCAGTCAGCCTGTCTACATCTGGGTAGACCGTATGCATATCCTCATGTAGGTCATCACCAAATCCAGCGGCTACAAATTGATTGATCAGCCCTGGAATCCTGCCGTGTTGATGGAGATGCCTATTGTGAGTCGTGTTGAACACAATCTTAGCGCCCGACGCATCAATGATTTTCCGCAAAACAGCGACACACCTATCGTCTAGCTCCTGCTCCCAGGAGGCCATCTTGTTGAACAGAAATGACGTGTATGGAATCATAGGTCCATCAATGTCTAGGAATATTACTTTATCCGGCATCTTCACTCTCCCGTTGACCCGAAACCGCCGGTCCCGCGCTCTGTTTGTTTTTCAATCTCTTCAACCTCAACAATGTTGGTTTCGACATTCTTGACCAGCATAGCTTGTGCAATCCGCTCGCCTACTTTGGGGAAGTACAAAAAGATCCCGGCTGTGCCATCATATGTCAGCTTAACTTTGACCTCGCCAAGGTAATCCGCATCAATCACCCCAACCGCATTAGCAAGACGCATATCGCCCTTAAACCCATGCCCGCTGCGGCTGTAGATCTTCACATGGTACCCGTCCGGGATATCCATGATAAGACCGGTTCCGTATGTCGCGGTATTCCCACGGATTTCACGCGACACTGCCACCAGATCAAAGCAAGCCGCGCCATCAGTCTGGAACGCAGGAATCTCCGCGTCTTCATGAATGCGCTTAATTCGCAGATCCATATATAGTACTCCTTTATCAGGGTGAACGCCAAATGTAGCCGAAAACAGCCAAAACGGCAAGTCATCACGCCGCGTAAAACGCACTATTAGACGTGACAAAATGTGACCTGATTGACTCTCCTCGTGCCATCACCACTACCACCGTAAATAGCGCCGGTCAACGCAAAACCGCTATACTTCCGGTTTATGTCGTGCTATCCATATAGCAGAGCAATGGAGGTCACATGACAGAAGAACAGAAGATCAATGTCCGCGTAGGTCAGAACATCCGGAACATCCGCAAGGAGCGCGGATTGAGCCAGGGGCAGACGGGCAAGCTAATCGGGGTCAGCTTTCAGCAGATCCAGAAGTATGAGACTGGCACAAACCGTGTGAGCGCGCCGAAGCTGGTTCTACTGGCTAGGGAGTTGGACGTGTCGCTTATGGACTTGTTTGAAGGCGTGGAGGGTGTGTAATGGCTAAGATCTACCTATCAGGCCCAATGACCGGACTGCCTGAACACAACTACCCGCGCTTTCATGAGGTGGCGGCTAAACTGCGCGATGAAGGCCATGACGTATACAACCCGGCGGAGTATGCGTGGGAGGGTGAATTTCCCATCCGTACTGCGTTTGCCGAATATACGTCTGTCATCTGCACGTGGGCGGACACGATTGTATTGCTGGAGGGCTGGCAAGACTCGCGCGGCGTTGCTGTTGAGCTGCTGCTGGCTGAGATTTGTGGACTAACGGTGAAGGAATGGAGCGATGACTGAGCAAAATATTTTGGCTGTCCTTTTTGCTTTCTTTTTATGTGCAGCCTACTTTTGTAGGAAGGAGAGCGAGAAAAGGGCTAGGCGAAGATCAAAAGAGCTGGCTAGAACTATACAAGAAGTTGGGAAACAGGAGATGGAACAGATGAAGACTAACAACGGTCACGGGCTTGAATGCCTGCACATGACATACGTACTGCGCGACATGCTTCACACATATGTAGAGGACACTCTGTGGGTCGGGGCGCATCCTGAACTGCGAGAAGCCATTGACAATGCGTCTGACGCGCTGGGCGTTCTGTATCAGGAAATCGGCAAGAGTATGCCTGACGATAAGTAATAAAAAGCCCCCGCCGATTGAGCGGGGGTTCTTCTTATGCGCCTAACGTTCACTCTAGGTTACGCTATCCCGGATTAACGTTCTGTTTAAGTTACGTTAGCCGGAGTATCATGCGCATAGATCATACGCATTTGCCTTCTAGCCAAGCGCGACCTTGTTTAGTCAGATATGCAAAGCCTAGCGCCCATCCTGTAAGGCCCTCTTGATTCAATTGGCAATACTGTGAATACCATCGCTTGTGGCAAGCATTAGGTGATTTTGCTAGGTACAAAAGTCTACGACGCCTAGTGTCATTCACGACTAGCAGCCTCCCCAGCCAATGCAGCATACGCAGCCCCATCAATAAAGCTGTCCGCCCGATAGCCGCCCTGGTTGGATCGCACCAGCTTCAGCACCTCCATAAACTGCCAGCCCTGTTGCTCTGTCATGGAAACGCCTGTGATGGCTTGGAACGCTGTGACGGTTGCCGCCATGCTGCGCTCGCCTTCAGGCTTGTCATAAGTCTTGGCTCGGTCTTCCATTTCCGATGCCGCTTGTTTCAGTACTTCATTTGCCTTCATCTTTGATCTCCGCTTCTGCATGGTATGTTTCTGTGACCCTAAACAGGGAAGACAAGGGATATTTTTCAACGTATCCATCCATTTGGACGCAATACATCTCACCCTTTGTATAAGTGTTTACGCAAACCCTTTTTATTGGCTGGCTAGTCTCATTTCTGTGGATGTTCACAATCATTCTCATGTTTAATCTCCTAGAACCACTCTGTAAGTCTGTCTTTTTGCCCCTCGTGCGGGCAGTGAATAAATGCTTCAACCGCTTGCCGGTTAACGTAGCCCTTCTCCATATGCCAGCTATCAGGCGAACTGGGGGACCGGATGTATTCAGCAACCATACCCTGACCCTCAACGCGCGCCGCCCCAAAGCTAACTTGAGTGAATGCCGTGTGATCTTTCTCGGACTGAAAAACATCAATGCCACGCAGCTTGCGGATTTTATGGTGAAAATGGTGAAGGTACGCATAAAGCAAATCACATTGACCCACAAGATTCTTGCCCTGCTTCAGGAATAGGCTAGTAAGGCTTTCCTCTTTTGCCCCGTCACCGTGGGATAGCAGCAAGCCATTGCGACCGTAGCCGTAAAACTTTAGGTGTTTTTCTGACAGATTGTACGGAGTGGCGCGCACATTATCATGGTTTTTCACAGATGCAGCAATGGTTTGAGAGAGTGCCCAGCCAGAGCGCCAATCGTGGTTTGACATGCAGTGAAGCAGATCGACTTCAGCAAGTTCAGCACACTGCAGGATGGCATCAATGGAGGCGTGTTGTGCGGCCCGCCATGCGTTAAAATACGTCCCGTCCGTATCCTGTGGCGTTCCAGACGTGGTGGACTTCCCGTTATCCGTATGCAGGATGTCGTTCCCCATGACAAACAGAATGCGCCCCACATCGTCAGAACGGCGCAGTAGCTCCCTCGTGCCCTCAATGACGCGGTGTCGGGCTGCCTCTACATTATAGTCATACCCTGTCTCTTCCGGCGTACACAGCTTGCCAAAGTGAACGTCTGCCAGATCCAAGACCATCAGCTTATCACCCTTGGCCCCGGTATTGACGCGAGGTGCGAAAAGCTTTCGGTCTAGCGGCTGGTAATCTTCTAGCGCGCTAATCAGCTTAGCCGCCATATCCTCAAAGTCTTTGCTTTTAGGCCGCAACTGGATGCTGTAGTTCTCATCCTTAATCCAGATCGTATCAGGCTCCATACCCGTTCCGACATGGTTCATCGCGGCCTGAATAGCAGGATCTTGCGCCGAAGCAGCTAGTCTCGACTTAACCTGTCGCTTGGTAAGCCCCATTTCTTCGGCAATCTCTGCGCGCGACAAGCCCTCAGCTTTAAGCCGTGCCGCTGTAATCTGTTCTTGTTTGATATCCAAAGCAAACCTCCTACGTCTACACCAAAGGTTGTAGCACGATTGGCTTGCCCCGTAAACAGATTAGGTCGCTGGTGGACCTACGTATTGGAAGGTGTCACCGCCGCTAACAATGCAGCTCACCCCATCCTCAACATAGGTGATAAGGACCGCCCAATAGCCGGTGATCTCATTGGCCCACTGTTCAACGTAGAAGTTCTTTTCCTTGCCAACGGTAACGCGATACATCCCAACGTCCTTCATGGCATTGTAGAACCCAGCGGATGAGCCGCAGTTATCAGGTAGCTCATTAGCATTGGCTGGGCTTGATACGATGAATAGCGCGATAAGCGCGGGTGCGAAATACTTGAGCATAACTGCCCTCCGTGTGTGGATACAGAGCGCAGGATTACGCCCGATGCCACTATATCACAAAAGTGCAATTGTTCATAATCGGACAAGGAAAGTAGACCAACCGGGGATTGCAGACCGTGCATTTGACGACTAGGCCAAAGAGTGGGAACCGTCCTATCTCCGGCAATCTCTTACTTACTTGACGACAGCCGGTTGGTCTTAGTACACGAAACCCGAAGGCTCGGAATCGTCAGGCAAGCCCGACCAGTTGAGCGTGGCGACCGGCGTATAGCCTAGCCCCGTGCCATTGGCAAAAACCACGCTCATGTGGTGATACAGGTTCGCATATCGGCGGCTTTGATGGCATCTCCGCACTATTGCCGATATAGGGGTGGAAACGCGCAACCTAAATGCAACCCCGCTCTGTATCACCACAAAAGAGTGGACATCCCGCTTACCAGATACGGGGACACTCTTACGCGGTGCCAGTGCTCGTCGCGGTGCATTCAAGGTCGGTCCCGGATATAGGTGTCCGCGCCGCCAATTCATCGCAGAAAAGAACACACAAGTTCTGCGATATAGAACGCCGCGAGACAACTGCTGCACGTTCTAACTGTTGATCGTGGCGTAGTTCCGACTTAACGGCTTTGTGGCCTGACCCACCAGATTTTCGAGTTTGCACCCCGTCACTGGTTTACTACTCACCGCTTTGGCCACGATCATGAGGTGTGACTGCCTTATGCTAGTATTCGGCAATGACTTACGATTTCCAACTAGCGATTGGTTCTTGTCGTCTATGTCACACCACAAAATAGCGGTTTAGCGCAGGGATCGCACACTTATGTGACGGCTTTTGCGACCCTATCCCGGCCAAGGGAAACACCGCTGCGCTATGTCTTGCCTACCACGCCATTTCAGGTAGCACAATAGGCAAATTTCAAAACCCGCGATTACTTTACGCTCATCAAAACGTCAGTATCTTGACCCATCATAGTCTGGGGCAACTGCCCATTCCAGCGCTGGGCGCGGGTGTACTCAATGAACAGAGGGTTAGCAGCCAGAGCCTTTTCAACATCACGGATGCCCTGAGCCTCAGCAGCTTTGCGCAATCGTGTTGCGTCAGCTTCTGCTTCAGCCTCTGTTCGCACCTTGTATGCGTTACCGTCGGCTTGGGCCTTCAGGGCGTCACGCTGGGCTTCTGCGGTCTGCACGGTTTGCAAGGATTCCAGCCGCTGCCGTTCAAGGTTGTACTGTTCGCGCGCGGCGTTTTCGCGGGCCTGCTCTTTTTCAAGGACAGACTTCATGTAAACCTCTGGCAGGGCTACATTCTCGATCTGTGGACTGTTGACCGATACAGGATACCCAGCCATCAGATCTGTCAGAATAGCCAGAACCTCAGCCGTTGCTGCCTGTCGATCACGGATCAGCTCATCAGCATTGAACTTGCCGATTGCAGCCTTTGCAGCTTCACGCAGCTTGGGATCAAGAATGCGCTCCTGAAACTGCCCCAGAGAGCCGTACTTCTTGTAAATATCCATCACCGCATCCGCGCTTGCAGTCCAGTTGACAGAAACGGTTGCAGTGACAGGAAGTTGGTTCTTGGTTGCTGCCGCCAGATCCTCAACGGTCTTGCGCTCACGGATTTCGATCTTGCGAACCCCATCAATAAATGGCGCTTTAAAGTGCAGTCCAGGGCCAACCTGATACTGCGCCTCACCGAAGCGTGTAACGACACCTCGCTCACCCTCCCCAACAGTGAAGAACGAAAACCCTAGAACAACAATACTACCAATACCAATGGCAATATCTCGAATGATTGCCCCTAGCCGAATATCTGATGTCACTTTTACATCGCCATAACGATCCTTGCGGGTTTTTTCGTAAGTGTATCGTCCAGTATTCCGAATTTCTACAGCCATATTTATCTCCTATTGTGTGTAGTAAATAGCCAAAGCCCACAGGGTAATGACAGCGATAATCCCGCAGACAGCGAACCAGAGACCAACAATCGGTCCGCCTTTGTCGCCATCAAGCCATTCATCAACGGCTTTCAGTTTCTTGGATAGTGGTGTTTCCATATTTCCTCTCCTTATCCTGCTATCAACATATACGTGTAGCGCATGGTGTCAAGGGGGGATGGTGGGGTCGAGTGGTATAAGAAAATGTTATATGCCCTAGCCAGAGCTATAAGCTTAACTTATTTGACTTCCGGTTCACTATGCTATAAAAAGAAAAAAGGCCCGCAGCGCTACAACGCTCGGAAGGTAAAGCGCCAGGATTACAGCCTACGTTGGGATTTGACCTCCAATATGGCGGATTTTGGTTGACCAGCCTAGAAAATGGTCAGGCAGGCGTCAGGAAACCGGCGGGGCGAGAGCCAAAGGTAAACTAGTACTGGGCGAAAGCTGGGCGTGGTCTGCCCCCCGTGGATAGGATAGGTAGGTATCTCCACGGCAGGAAAAGGGATCAGTATACCCAGAGTAAGGCTTGACCAATCCTCTGGCATGGTGCAGTTTGCATGAAGTAAAGAATAGGAGAGACCGAATGACTAATGGTGAAATTTACGTCGGTGATGAGCTGGTGTCCCATACCGGACGCCGTAAGCTGAGCGATATCGTTGCAGAGTATGAAGAGCGGCTTTCTAGGATTGATGATGAGTTTGAGGAATTCGAGCGGGCGCAGACAGCACTGAAAGCGGCTTGTTGTGTGTCGGGCGTGTGGCCCTACGGAAACCTTGATGTGGGCCACGTGGGTAAGCGTCAGATGAAGGAATTTCTTCTGAGGTCCGCTTGGCGTTGCGCATATAAGGAGTACAATCTTGAGTACCTTGCAAGCGCATCCGATAAGAGTAAAATTGAGCGCATGATGGAAGATCCGCCAGAGTTCAATATGATGAATCTCTATGAGTGGTTTGGTGATCTTGCACAGAACCCTCGTGCGTCAATCTTGCGCGGATTAGCTGAGGTGTTCGCGGATCTTGACCCGGCATTCAAATCCCATGAAAAAATGAAAGTCGGCGTCAAGGGGCTTCCCAAGCGCGTCATCCTGTCCAATGTCGGAGATTACGGGTGGGGCCGTGATAGGCTCTTGTCAATCTTGAACTCTATTGCGGCAATCAAGGGAGAGAAGCTGGCGGACTATAAGGAAACAAATGACATTTTGGATAATGGCGACTGTTTGCGGGATACGCGAGGCGTTTGGCTGAAGCGTTTTGCAAACGGCAATGGGCACTTGTTCTTTTCACCTGATACGCTGAAGGCTGTGAACTTGGGGCTGGCGGAATATTATGGGGATGTCCTGCCTGATTGCCCTGAGGCGCGCCCTGCCAAGAAGGCCAGCACCGAAGTAGCTAAGGATCTGCAATATTTCCCAACGCCTAAGGCTGTGATTGATAGCGTTATGAATAACGCCTATTACATGAAAGGGAAGAAGGTTCTTGAGCCATCTTGCGGCTGTGGTCGTTTTCTTGAGGCGATTGCAGTAGAGGGTGGCGATGTGTTTGGCATTGAGTACGACTCGGGCCGAGCGGCTGAGGCGCGCGCGAAAGGCTTTAAAGTTCTTCAAGCTAACTTCTTGGAGGTCGCCCCGTCTCCCGACTTTGATATGGTTGTTATGAACCCGCCCTTTTATGGCCGTCACTATGCCAAGCATGTTCGTCACGCCCTTGAGTTTCTGAAGCCCGATGGAACGCTTTGGTCTGTGCTTCCGTCTACAGCTCGATATGATCATGGGGAACTTGATGACTTGAAACCATACTGGTACGATCTTCCTGTCGGGTCGTTCCGGGAAAGCGGCACTAATATCAGCACGTCGGTTGCAAGGATCCGCAAGAAGCAAACATAAGGACAGACCCATGGATGAAGAGTTTAACGATTTCCACCTCACCGATATGGACTACTTTGTTGCTGCTCTGGCTCAAGCACACTTCAGCGGTATGGATCTGATTGACGTGCTAAAAGCCGCTCAGGACAGCCGTAGCGCGCAGGCGTTTGACGCTAGGATTAACAGCCTGTCAGATCACGTGCCCGACGGTGGTATCCGGTGCGCAGAGGACTTTATTGCGGTGAAAGAGCTGCTGTCCACAATCCCCGGCCTTCTGCCAGAGGGTTTGGCTTAAAAATACCGGCGGTGCGACCTTCTACAGTGTTCGCGCCCCATCACCCTTACAAACAGCGCCCACAGCGGCCTATGCTGGTTGTGGTAGGCGTGACTGCACCAAGAGACGTTTCGCCCTGTGGCGGCCCTATGTGAGAGCCTGGACAGGTTGCAAATCACGTCCACTAGATGGTGCATCCTACTTTCTCCATCGTTTGACCGTTAAGGCTCCTGCGTCTGCGATAGTAATGGCTGGCACAAGAATCATTGCCATTTCGTTTATATGTGCCGGAACATTGTGAATTGTCAGTGACAGTCCTAGTAGCGGGTTGATAATGCTGACGATGTAGATAGCGGCCCACCAGATCCCCCACGGAACCACGATGAGCCACCTGCCAAGGCTTGTGGCTGACCACCTGTCCTGCGCTTCGATCCTCGCAATGTCCTGTGCAGCCTGAAGCGCGGCAATGCGTTGCTCTGCCTCTAGCTTGGCTTCAGTCGTCTCCGCATTCAGCTTGGCTTGGTACGCCTCTTTAAGCTGTCGGGCGATGGGTCCGCCTAGGAAACTGAGGATCGCTTGCAGCATTACTCTTTCTTCTCTTTAGCGGTCCAGCTTGCCCAGAAGCCCAGCACAGCCATCAGGAGGCCGACTACAGCGGGCCAGTTCTCAAGGGCGATTAGCGACATCAGCAGGGCTGCAGGATCGTCCACAGCGGCTAGGATCGCCAGCATAGGGCCAAGGGCGGTCAGGAGGTGACGCAGCGCGCCTTGGACTTTAGGGTTGCGAAGTTTGCTCATTTGCTTAGCGCCTCTACAATTGCTTTGACCAGTTTAACCAGCCAGTGGTCATCGGGGTATGTTGTGTTGGCTAGGGCCTTGTCTGGCTCAGTCTCTGGACCGGGCGACGGTTTGTGCAGCGTGTCAATCGCCTGCCCGCGCTTCCACTCGGTGTCCTTGATCTTGGACCACTTGTTGTAAGCCTGCCTTAGCTTCACGTCGTACTTGTTCTTCTTGTATCCAGGGCCATTGTATCCCCGTGCAAAACCTGCCCAGTCGTGGCGGCGCAACTCATCATCCAGTCCAGCCGCAATGATGAACTTAACCATTGCCTCTAGCTGACTACCTTCGCTCTCAGTGAACGCCAGAACCATTTCCTCTGCCCGGTTATATTCGCACATCGCAAAGTTCTCGCCCAAGATCTGACCTAGACCCCAAGAGGCAGACCGCAGAGCCGCTTCCTTGTTGATCTTCATAGCTCGCTCCAGGCGGGGGTAACTGTCTTTCGGGTAGTTCCGTTTCCAATTCCGGTAAGCAAGCCCCTGTGCGACCGCCTTGTCCCGCTCTGCGCCGCTAAGGTTGCGGTAGAAGACGTGTGGCTCAAACAGCATGGCTGGCCTGCCCTGACTGTCATATCCACTCCCGCGCGCCTCTACATCAAGCACAGCGTGGATTTCATCTTCCCCCACGCCAATGGTTGCGCCCAATCGGGGGAGGTCTGTATCTTTCAGCCTGATAGCTGTGCCCTTAAAGTTCATCGGTGGTCTACCTTCAATGTGCAACTAGGAGCGCTGCAGTTTTTCCCGTTGTCTTGCGGCGCGAATGATGGGAGCACCCCGTGTGCTACTGCCGCGATTAAGGCTGATGTCATAAGCATTTTCACGGTGTTCATTTCCCAAAACCTGCCCACTTTGAAATTTTCTCTAGAAGGGCGCTCACTTCGGTTGACCGAAAGAGAATAAAGAAGGCTATAATCGCAGCCCATGCCTTCAGGTTGGATACAAAAGCATGGATTGGCTTTACCAAAGGCCACATGAGATTCACGCGCTGCATATTGCGGTGGTACTCTTGCCATTCTGCCTCACTTTCTGGAGGCGTCTTCCGGTAGCTATTGAGGTCATTGTCAGCCATTTGACATTACCTCCCGCGCATACTCCGCGCCACTCGTGTTGCTAGTGTTACGATTTTCTTTGTTAACCACAGATCCACCAGCACGGAAAGCACTATTGCCCACCATGCCACGCCCTCTAGCGCTAAGTTCAGAAAGTCTGCCAATGAATTCATGCCGCAGCGACCACCCAATGAGAAGCATCGCGGCTATCAGCAGAATGTCGCCTGACATATATGGCAACGAACCAACCACACGCGGTGCATCAGTAACCCGTGCCCACAAGCCAGTTAATCCGTTCAAGGCCAAAAACGACCGAATAAACAAAATGTGTCGCCAGAACTGACTCTGGGTGGCGGTCACTCGCGGGATTGCGGATGCCGCCACTATCCAAGTAGCAGAAATTAGAAGGATGAGTAAGTCGCTGGATATGGGGAATGCGTCGTAAAACCTGATGGATACTAGCCCAGCCAGGATGATGAGTGCTGATCGAACAAAGTGGCCGTTCCCCAGCCAATAAGACAGAGCAGCCATCGAAACAGCAAGGCCCATGAGGAACGGCCAAACCATTACTTGCCGCCCCCAGAGCGGGTGGAGATCTGACCGTCATCGCCCCACACTTTCAGAGGACCAGCCACTGATTCAGCAGCAGCCAGATGGCTAAGGACCATACTAGCCGTGTCACGCGCTTCACATTGGTGTGTTGCGCAGCAGTGGTCACGGATTTGAATAACCGTGTTGATGACGTCCCGCAGTTTCTTCTGTGCGTCATCCATTTTGGCTTGGGTGATTTTGCTCATCCGAATTCCCTAAGTTCAAAGGTGGTAGTTAACAAGTTAAACAGTACCACAAAAGAAAAGCCCGATCCAGAGACCGGGCGATTCAATAGACAATGCATAGGGGTTTTAGCCCTTATTGCGCATCATCATTTCGGAGGGTTGGGTGTACATGCCGCCCTTGTTGGATTCAATGGGGCCGGTTTTCATGCCCATAGGGGTGCTGTAGCGGGAGCCGTCAGGTGCGCCAGTCATCATGCCGCCCATTTTCATGTCACCGCCTTTGTTACCCATGTCGGACTTCATGCCGCCCATCATCTTGTCGCCGTAGTGCTTTGGCATCTTGTTGATCCTTTCGTGTGTTGTACAACAATACGAACATCTTAACATGTTAAGCTTTAGGAATCTAGTCCGTGCTACTTACGCTTCTTAGCAGACTTAGCCGCCTGCTTAAACGCCTTGGCTGTCGGGTATCCCTTTTCGCCCGGTCGTTTGGGACGCTTACCTGCTTTGCGCCGAGAATGTATATTTTCGTAAAGCCCCGGCTTCTTCTTCGTGCTTTTAGCCATCTGCTAAGTCCTTGATTTTGCTACCATTTCGTGACCGAAGACCAGTGCGCCGCGCTCATTTTGCCCTTTGCAATGTTCTTTGCATGGCGCGCTTTGAAGGAAGCCCGTCGCTTTTTAGCTGCTTCGCTCTCGCCTTTCTTGGGTGGAGACCCTTTGACGTTTTGTTGGCCGAAGCGGATCGTCTTGATTTTTGACCCTTCTTTTGCTACGACAACGTGCGACTTGGTGGGGTGGTTGGGGGTGCGCTTCGGTTTGTTCACGCCCTTAACCCCCGCCCGTTTAACTGCGGCCTTGGCTTTGGCAGCGACGGATTGCTTGCCCTTCTTAGCCATTATTTTTTCTTCTTCATCTTTGGCTTGGCTTTGATCGGGCCTTTGCCTTTGACTGCCGGGGTCTTGCGCTTGACCGGCTTGGTGGTGGATTTGCGGTACTGAACGCGCGGGGTCTGGGTTGCCATGTTACTTCTTCCTTCTCTTGCGCTTTGCGCCTGCCTCGCTTAGTGCGATGGCCTTGGCCTGCTTTGCGCTTGTGACCTTTCGGCCTGAACTGGATTTAAGGGTGCCGCTTTTGTACTCGCGCAGCACCTTGCTGACTTTAGCAGACTTGGCGGCTTTTGTCCTTGGCTTGGGCATTATTTCACCTTTCTGGCGTTGGGGGCGCATTGGCACCATTTGTATTTAACTCATATGTATGACTTTATTTTAACTCTATAGTTCAACAGGGTTGCACTTGATGTGAAACCTCCATTTGTAGACGAACTGAATACATCTCCAACCTTTACGTCAAACAAGTATCGCTCGTTACTTCCTTGAATGAAGTTCCCTAATTCTTGCTTCAGCGCGTGGTTCTTGGTCGTACCATTTATTAGCACCCCGTTTAGAGTGTCTTGGCAGCTAACATTGCTATACGTCCCATCTGTATTTTGCGGGTCTACCCTGAATTGCGTTGTTACCTCAACTTGACCATTAAAATTGAACGTCAAGTCTCCGGACGACTGCGTAATAAGCCCAGTGAAGTCTGTGCTAGTTATTGAAAGGTTTATATCTGTTGAGTCTGTGTTTACGGATGAAGTTAAGTCTGCAGATGTAATATACTCAACGCGGCTGCGAACAGACCACGCCGCAACGGTTTGGGAGTTTACGACATCCTTGTATACGGCGAAGGTGATAGACTTATTCGGCTTGATCCTGATAGTAGATAGCCCCTGAAAAAATGAGCCGCCGCCGGATATTGATACGACAATATCATTATCTGAGTTGCCGCTTGATGACAGGAAATCAGACAGGTTAGCGACCCTGACCTCTTTAACCACACCGTTCTCTGGCACATCAGATGGGTCTGGCAGAGTCAGTGAGAAATCGCCGGTCCCCGTCCCAGTGTCTATTGCAAGCTCTCTCGGCAAGCTGCTTCCGGAGAGAGCAGTATTGGTCCCGGTATTTATATACTGGAGATCGTGGTATCCAGACGATATAAGCTTCCCGTTTCCATCTATCTTAAAGTGGTTTTCGTGGACTCTATCGTCGTGCAAGTGGGTAGGCATTATGTCACCTGTGTTGTTATAAGGGTTCCGTCAGTGCCAACGCTGAGACGCCAGCGTGTATTGTCTGAGGCAACTAGAACAAGCTCTTCGCCCAAGTTTACCGAATCGCCTTGGCTGTTTTCTGCCCTCAAAGCCACGTCAAAGGCCAGCACGGTCTCATGCGTGTAGGTGGTGCTAAACAGACCAAACTGCGGCAGGGTCGCGTGGTCTTCTAAGTTTTGCACCACGCTTGGGATTGGCTCAAAGTCTTCATAGTTGAAGAACCTCGCATTCTCATCCGCAACGGAGATATGACCGCCCAGCCCCGCGCCAAAGTAGGTTTCATATGTCCGGTTGGTGTCGATCTCCGCCCGGTCGCCAGAGATGAACAAGTTGCCATTGCTCCCCGGCTTGAAAGCGAAGACCTGCCATCCGTCAACATTGGTTCCCTCAATCTCCACCTGCCGGGTTGTTCCTGTGGTTGCGGGAACTGTGCGGGTTTCGGTGTAGCTCAGAATAACCTGAATGTCGTTGATGGTAGCCACCCCCCCGTTCACTCGCTCTGTGACGCTTACGCGGATCTCATGCTGCCCGTCTCCATTACGGTTCGGGTAGTATCGCGCCTCAACAAACGCCTGCTCACTGCCGTCATTAAGGGTGAAGTTTGCGAAGGTCTCAACCGGTCCACCCACTCCAGTAAGCGTTGCCTGCCCTGCGCCGAACAGGTTCCCGTTGGCGTGGCCGCGATAGTCAATCGTCACCGTTGTTGATGCCGTCGGAATGTTACGGGTGAAGAACAGCTCATCCGCTTCTGGGACAGGAATGCCATTCTGGAAAGTCAGCGTCGGGATCGTCTGCCAAATACCAGGGCCAGAGACTTGAGTCGCAGGCGCAGGATAGATGGTGTCAGTGATGGTGCTTGCTGGTTGTCCCGGAACTCGAACATTGACCGAGTAAGAGCCATTGACATAGCTGATCAGGTCTCGCCCAGTGGTGCCATCAAATGCTGTGACATAGCTCGCTTGGTTGGCGGGTTGTCCCGGCGGGATGTACAACAGCTTGCGCCGGACTTGATCTCCTGAAAGCTCAGACAGTGGCCGCGAGTTCTTTAAGCCGCCGCTTCCCGCGTTTTCATTCGGCTCATAGAACACTGATTGCGTTGTGCTGGTGGATCCGGAAATCTGGTTGTTATAGGTGGTCGGGTTGACTGTTGGGGTGCTTTCCTCAGTGACGCTGGTGTTGTTGTCCAGAACATCAATAACGGCATCTGGCAAGCTCAGCGCGGCGTGTTCCAGCTCTGCGTCAATCCGGTCAAGCGCCTCCTGATGGTTTGCAAGCTCATTGGTCCATGCACCCACCTGTTCAACCGTGGTGCGCTCCACCTCAAACACATGGCCAGAAGTGAGGCCCGTCAGCAGGTAGACGAAGTAGGTAACGCCGCCCTCTGTGAAGCTCTCGATCACGTCAACACCAAGCTGGCCCTGCATCAACGGAGTGACCGTATCAGCCGTGACGTTCTTCAAGACGTACAGGTGCGGCTGAGCAGTTGCAACGAACATTCCGGTGTTGTTGTTTGTGAACTGCGGGTTGTTCGCCGGAACCTGAGTAAAGTCGCTAAGCTGGGTCGGGTAAGCCCCGGTGCCGTCATAAGTCGCGAACCGCGCGCTTGGGTCAGGCTCGGAGTGAGTGACGCTGATGATCGGCTCCAAGCGGTCCTCAATCTCAGCATATGTCACGCCTTGATCGGGGATGGCTCGGTTTAGCTTCTCTTGCACAGATGCAGAGAGGCGCTCCTCTGGCAGGTTTTGCACGTTCTGCGTGACGTCAACGGTGCTGGGGTCAAGCTGGAAGTGCTGCTGGACCTCAGTCAACCACACCTCAATCGTCGCTAGGAACGGGTAGTTGATCGATTGGGCGCGCTGATAATGGCGATAGGTGCTGTTTGTGAACGTCGCATCGTCAACAAACGTGAAGTCATTGGCAAGGTTCCAACGCTCTACAATGGCGCCGTCAGTATCCCGCAGAATGACGTCAATCGTGCTTTCCGGGTGGCCGGTGATGAAGTTCGGCGAAACGCCAACGGTCATGTAGCTGTTGAACAGGTTATGACCAAGTTGAAAGCGCAGTTGTGCGTCTCTGTTTTCACGCCCGCCGACATAGCGGTAATTATCGCCTGCGCGTGGGTTGTTTGGATCGGTCGATGGTGTGATGAATGGGGCGGTCGTAAGTGGGTTCTCAGACAGCCATACAACGCCCTCAGAACCAAGTTGAGAAATCAGGCCCGCATCAACCCGGTTGTCGATCTCTGTGATTTCTTCATGGAAGTTGGAGGCCGCGCGGCTGGTGCGCTCAAAGCCCGTCCGCTCCCAAACAAACCAGTTGTCGCCGTCCGTCCAGCTCGTGAATGCATCGGCATCCCAGACCACGTAGTCGCCATCATTGATAACGCGGTCACTCACGCCAGCGTCAAGCAGGCCCTGCCGCAGGGTTCCATCGTTCGGGTTGGACCCGGCAACGCGGAACGCATAGCCTTTCAGTACCTCCCCGGCACCCGGCAGAAGCGATCCGTCCGCGTTATTCCAAGTGCGAGTTTGCAGAACCACCTCGCCAAAGGTGGCAACCGGATCTGTTGCCTGCTGGACAGAGATCCGCTCAATAGGTTGGATAGACCCACCAATGCGCTCAACCCTATAGGTTACAGACATGCCCTGCCCAAGCGTGGTGGGGAACGCCCCCTCAGCGAAACCGACACTCACATTTGGCGCGGTGATTGTCAGTCGGTTGCGGGTGATGAACGTGCTGCTACCGCCGTTGTACTCAATCGTGCGAGTAAGAACCTCAGCAAGTCCACGGGCCGCAAGATCATCAAACGCCAGCGCCAGCTCTGTTGGGTTAGGGAACTCAAATGTGTAACGCCCATTTGGTTGTCCGCGCGCGCCAGACAGAGTTAGGCTTTGCCTACCTCCATACCAGATGTCTTGGTTTCCGCCGGGAACAACGTAGTTAGGAAAGAAGCTGCCGGTAAACGTGACAGGTTCAGAACCAAGTCCGGTGCCGTCAACGAGATCCAACGCTTCACGAACGGTATCCACAGAGGCGGCGCTAAAGATCCCCCGTGCATTGGCGTTGTCATACGAAACCATTGCGGCTGACACTGTACCAGGGGTGCCACCGTCTAGCTGGAAGCCATCAATAACAGCCGCCATCGCCTGTACTGATGCGCCAGAGGACAGACTCGCCAATGTTCCGGTAAGTGAGCCAGTGTCCAGCTGTATTTCGTCTGCATATCCTAACGTACCACTAGAGGACGTAAGCGTTACGGGAATAGAGCGATCAACCATGGAACACCTCGTAGTCGATAGGGGCTGTGCGCCCATTGTTGGTTTGCATTAGCAAGTTGTATAGCTGCCCGTTGATTGTTCTGGCGCTATTGGTGCGCTGGAATGTGTCTAGGATTGGGATTCCCAAGGTCTTCTCCGTTATCCTCGTGATTGGCCTATCGGCTGGCTCTAGAATCCCTAGGATCTCAGTGGCTGGAAAGTTGACAGAAATCTCATAGCTTGACCCCGGCTGTTGGACATCAACGCTTGTCAGGTTGGCTAGGTCCACTGTCGCAAAGTCATTTGTCGCCCGGATGGCGTAGTATGCCAGCTCGTCGGGCTGCGTAGTCCTGATCTGGGTTGTTAGGGTGTTAGACATGATCGTTTGCCCGCCAGATGTTGTGCCGCGAATCTGGAACGTCACCTGACCGTCAGAGCTTGTATCAATGCCCGTCAGAGCGATCTGGACTGTATGCGTCCCGTCAGATGATGGCACAGTGATTATCTTGTCATCACCACCTGTCACGACAAGGTTCAGCGCTGTAATCTGGTCTGTCGCCTGAGTGGTAAATGTGAACTGCGCATTCTCATTCAGGTTTGTGCCTGTCTCGACGCGGGATGGAACTGTGGAACTCAGCCCGCTTACGCCCGGATCTGGAGTGACGGGGGTGTAACGCCAGTCACGTTCAGATTGATAACCCCGTTGGTGTCGTCGTACTGAACAGTCAGGCCGTTGTGTGTGCCTCCAGTGAGCATAGCCGCGACAAGATCTTGGGTTTCCTCATCGGTTGGCAGGTCAGCCTCTGTCAGAATACGCTCATCAACAACAGTCCAGAACCGCGTCCCAAAGTACGGAACATTCTGACCCACAATAGTGAAGCCAAGTGGGTCTGCGTCTACATCTGTTTGCGTTGTGACCGAGCCAAGGATTGTGAACGGCGTTGCGTCTGGTGACAGGAGGCGAACATAAAGCTCCTGCCCTGTATCCTGAAACGCTGGCTCCAGAGATGTATCTAGAACAAAGTCAGACGTTCCGGGGTCACCAGTCAAGTCAAATACATCACCGTCTGCAATCTGTGCTGGCGTGTGGCTTCGATAGATCACTCGTGCGTTAGCGTCTGTGCCGCCGTGAATCTGGATGTAGAATTTCCCGTTTGTCCCGCGCGTCACCCAATTATCAATGATTGCCTTAGTGATGTTGGTGAAGTTAAAGGCAAGCTCTGTGGTCGTATGCGTGGTGTCAGTTCGGCTTTGGAAAACAATCGGGCCTTGACGCGCTGTCGCAAGTTCAATCGAGAATGTGCCAGTGCCTGCTGCTGTAAGTGGCCTACTGCCAATAAGGGCATAGACCTGATTGAACATGTCATAGGCGATAAACCGCCCCTGAGACGCAGAAATCCTCAGGTTAAGGAAGTTCAGGGAGTTGTCAGGAATACCAAGAGACTTGGCGCTTTCGATAAGGTCAGAAACCTCACGCATAGAGGACGCAACAAGAGCGCCCCCCTGAACCATTGGAATAGTCCCGTCAGGAACTCCGGGAATATTTGCCATCCCGTCACGGCCTGCAACGCCAAGCGCAGAGCTATTATCCAGCCAAGATGTGCCCGCTGAGTTTCGCACTTGATACTGTGCCACAGCATTCCCGCCATCTGTGTATTGCAGGATGATGTTGAGGCTGGTGTCGTTATTGTAGAATGTCAGGTTAGAGGGATTTGCAGAAAAATAAGAATCACGCGCACTTTCTGCCGCCGCGCGATCTGCTCCCTCAAAACGGTTCTGCGCAGGGCCTAGTGTAAAGCCGCCTCCGCCACCGCCAATCAATCCAGGATATGGCATTAGCTGATAGACCTCCAGTGATCCGCAACCATGAACGTGACGCCTGTAACGCCGTTCAGGATGATGCGACTATACTTGGCTTGGCTATTGAACGAGGGTGGGGTGTAGGTTGCCACTGCGTTAGGGGAGCCAGTCGTTGCGGAGATGATTGTATTGGCTTGGATGATGTGAGAATTTGTCTCAGATGGCATCAGCCAAAGATTTTCATATGGCCCAGCCTCAACAGTAACCGTGCCAGCAGTGGGTGTGGCTGGTACTGGATTGTCTGCCGTGCCAGAGAAAAACTGAATGAAAACATTGCCTATGTTGTAGTTCATAGACATTTCTTCAGTGAAGAACGTACCGTCAGCGACTGGAATTAGAACGCCGCCATCGGTTGTGATAGCTGTATTGCCATCGGTTCTTTGGAATTGATAGCGCGTGGCGCGCCCTACAACGGAGGTCATTACTTGTCCCTTTCCAATTACAAACGCGCGTAATTAAAGAAAAGGACGCCCCTCCCGCGAATATAACATGCATCACGGAATGGGGCAATAGTGCAAGCTGGATGGCAGGTTAGCCCCTGTCGTTTGTCTTCATCCCGACCACCATAGCGGCGACGTGAACCGGGTAAGGTGCCTGCGCCTGAATGCAGACGCGAGAGTCTGTGCGCCAGTCTCCGTTGAATTGCTGCATATCAACATCGTACTCTGACAAAACCGCGCCATCAGGAATGATCTGCCCGTCAGCGCCGAACCTATTCAGGCCGGTTAGATTGTTAGCGTCCCTGCCAATGCGAACCCCATCAGGTGCCGTATCCACCATAAACAGGCCAAGGTGATCAACCTTCTTATACTGGTTCAGCGGAGTGCCAAGCGCTGCCCCGTATGCCAGTTTGGTGGACTTCCAGTTGCCGGTATAAGGTAGTCCAACTGTGACCTCGCTATATGGCGTGGTGTTGGGGATTGCCCCGCCTGATACAGTTGCCATATTGCTTTGATCGTGGATAGCCTGTCCGTCAGCCCAGACAATGACCTGTTGGCCTTCAAGGTGGTCCAGCCCGTCAATCGTGGCGCTAGGAGTGTCGTTGCTGATGTGCACAAAGCTGTCAGCCATCCGGTTCAGTGTGCCGCCGTTTGCGTTTGTGCTTCTGGCTAGGCGCTGGAACTCATACACTGTGTCATTGTTGAACGTGCGAGCAACGGACAGGTAGACTTCATCCTCAATAGTGGATGGCAGGACTTCCACGTCCTCAATAACCCCGTTGGTAGTCACGCGAGACCACGCTACGACATTCTCTGTCGGCTCATATGTCAGAACCCGTGCGGTGCCATCATTGAGGACAAACCAGATACGGGTATCGGGCTGTCGCTGAACCGCGATAGACCTAATCCCTGGCTCGCAAACGCGGGTGTGTAGCTCTGTCAGATCTCTAGACGCATAGTCAACCACGCCGCTTTCTAGGGCTAGTTCAAAGACACGGGAGCCGGAACGCTGGACAAATACCGCGTTCTTGTCGATCTCAACAGGTGCGATATTGGCGCAGCCGCGAGTAGATGCTTTACGAGGCACGAATGCGTTAGCGGTCAGAGGCTCATCAAACGAACTGGCTCGGATAGAGATTTCCGAAATGTCCGTTCCGACAACAAGGCGCTGTAGGGATTGAAGCCAGACGATACCGCGCGCAGTCTCAGCGTTGACAGTCCTAACCACTGGCCCGGAATCCCCGACCTGCGTGTCATCAAAGCTAAAGAACCTATCACTGATAGAGCCAAAAACAGTATCACCGCGACCCCACCAGATCCTCCCATCATGAAATGCAACAGTGTTAGGCCATCCAAAACGAGCAGACCACTCCCCCCTATCCCACTGAGTAGTTGGGTTTGTGCTGCCGAAGAACTGCAAAACCTCCATAGTGGCAGAGGTTGGAGACAAAACGCGAAGAATGCGGCAAACCCCAGTTGTAGACCCGCCAGCATATCGCAACTCAACTGTTGCTGTCCCCGCCGTGTAGGCAGACACGTTAAGCCTGAAGAAAACAATCTGGTTGTCTAGGTTGTTGGTAATGCTCGCAGTTTCCGTGCCAGTGAATGTGCGCTGCGTGGTCCAGCTCCCCGGCTCAGCGATGGAACTTTCCAAATCAATGGTTCCGTTCCAGTCTTGCGACGTGTTTACGACAACGGTGAAAGTTCTGGACGTTGACCCTACACCAGTAACCCTAATGTTTTCAGTAGTTTGATTCGCACCTGAAAATGTGGATGAGACATTTTGCTCATTGTGAATAAGGCGAAGCAAAGACCCAATGTCAGAGTTGTCAAACAGTGGCCTTGATGCAGTCAGTGTGCCGTTGCCATCCGTAACTGAAGGCTGGATTGTGGTTGTTGTTGGATCTTCCACCCGGAATGGACCGTCATCAACCTGATACCTAACAACAGACCAGGAGGTATCGCCCCTCCGTTCAATCTGCCGCTGCTGAAGCCCGTCAATCCCAAGGAAGAGAATATCCCTGCTTTGGTCGTGGCTAATCCCCCTGAGATTTTCAGAGGTCCACGGCTGAGAGATAGAGAGAACACCTGCTGGCGAAACTTCGCAGGACGATAGAACAACAGTCCTGTTTTCAGGTGTTAGTAGGTCAATCCAAAAGCTGGAGGCCCCTGGTACAAATGCAATGCTGTGCTGTCCGGGTCTCAAAACCTGACTGCTGATAAGATCGGTCCCGCCCGCTGTAGTGCCTACGTTCAGAGTTACGAGGCCACGGTTTACGACAATATCAAGCCCATGCTCTGTCTGTTGATCTCCTACCGAAACGGAGACCTGCTGCCGTGCTACAGCCTCGCTTGCAGGTGCGCCCTCAAGGACAAGATTCCCAGCGTCAACTCCCGCAGTTGCCGTGCCAGTGCTTTGATTCGACCAGCCAGTAAATGAGTTGAAATCCCCATTCTGAACCTGTGTCGCAACAGACTCCCTGCGGACAAGCCGCCCGTTCTGCATAACGCGCAGTTGTCCATCGCTGAGCGCGAGCATATACCGCGTGTCACTATCCACAACAAATGGAATCATAACGGTATTGGCAAGAGAGTCGTCCAGCCTTTCAAGCCCCGGCCTAAAACTCATTTGCCCAATAACTTCCGGGAACAAGTTTTCCATCCGCTCCGCTGCGAATTGAAGCCTTTGCAGATCAAATCTGGCTAGGGCTGACGGTCCGACCTCGCCGCCGTTAAGGCTGTATACTGGAGCATTTTGTCTCGGCATATTACCTTTGACCTTTTGTTAGAAGTTGTTGGCAAACTCAATTACAGCTTCTGGGCATTCAGGCCAGTTTGCATCGTCATAAACGTCTGCGCCCTGCTCAGCCAGATTGTGCCACGTCTGACGCATGGAGGCGATCCAGAGAAGACCCTGAGTGTACAACCCCTTACCTGTGTCATCCAGCAGCCCAGCGGCAACCGCAGCAGCCATGTTGAGCTGTTTCGTGGTGCTTGCGACTGCGAGAATACGGCGCTTACATTCCCTCTGCGCTTCGTCCGTGCGCTCCTCTAGCGGGATGTCGTATTCAATCCACTCTAGAGCGCCATCAACCGGCGTGTCTGAAAGCCTGTAGCGTTTGCCGGGTTTTGCCTCTGGCTGGTCTGGCACCGCAACAGGTGTCATCCCGTATTCAGCGCGCAGTTCATCAGTCAGCAACTTTGGAAAGCTAACCGTTGGATTGTCCGTGCGCAGGTCACGGTCTGTGTATGGATATTTGTCGCCGTTCTGGTATGTCATTGTGTTTTACTCCGCCCGAATTGCCATGTAGATGTAATTATCGTTGACGCTGTTTATAACACCGGAGCTGGAGGTTATTTCAAAGCCAGTAGATGTTAGGTCAGCCCAAGTTCGAGACGCTTCGCTTGTCACGTCATTAGCCTCTAGCACTGCATCGCTGCCAGAAGTTATGCCCCTAGTGGTATCAAAGATAAACCAGTCGGCGTTAGCCCCCGTAGCTCGTTTAATCAACAGAAACTGCGGTTGCCACCCTAGGTTAATTATGGGTCCATTGCTGGACCCGTTGCCTGTATAACTTCCGCACTGAATGTTTCCGGCAGGCTCATGTGCAAAAACGTATGCTACATAGTTTTGTCCGGATGTATTGACGTCAGCGTCAGTGCCTAGGGTAAAGTTGGTTGATGTAGGGGCAGTGTCGTTAAAAGCCGTCGCGGTATCAATCCTGGCGTTGGCTTCATTGAGAAGAAGTCTGAAATCCTCTGGGGCGGTGGCGTCGACAGCCCGGTGGTATACGCTCCAGTTCCGGAAATCTAGACGCTTAATCCAGATCATGCCCGGAACAGAACCCAAGTTATGTGTAACTGTCCTACCCGCAGTTCCGTTTCCTGTATAAGTTACGACATCAAAGAACTGAGGAGCCTTGCGAAAGGTCCACGTAACTGCACTCCCTACGTTGTCAACGATATTAGCAATGCCCAAAGAGAACCCATTCGAGTTGAAAGACGTGAGACTTTGACTATTTGTAGATTCGCCGGATGGGGCGTCTGTAGACAAATACCTAGCAGACCCCCGCTCCGTATCAAACACATGGTGGTTCGAGGAGTTTGACCGGCTCTTAAACCACACCATGCCGCCCTCTCCCGCCAAGTCTATGCCGTTGTTTACAGTGCGGGGTTGACTGTTGGTGGTGAAGATATCTGTAGAAAACAGGTCTGCGACTGAAGGTCCGGGCGCACCCCCCGCATTAGCCGCCGCCATCATTAGTAATTCCCAAATCTTCATGACAAGTCACTTCCCGCTTCAAATCCATACCAAGGCGATCCGCCATTTGTGGTAAAGAACACATACGCCGCAGTCTCCCCGCTTGCTGGTGCCGATGGCGCAGTACCTCCAGGCCAGTCAACACTCGCAGGCCACGTGATAGTGTGAGTGCCACCAGCTTGAATCCTTACAGCGAACCCGTATGCGTGACCTGTTGGCGGGTTCACAAAGGAGATTGTTGTGTTTCCGGTTGTGTTAAGGCTGAAAACTTCCGCGTCTTTAAAGTCCAGACTAGGCGTAGTCCCAGTCATGACATTAAGTCTTGCCTGCGGCCCCATTACGGCATCAAAGCCCTGGCCAGAGCCACGACGATAGTAAAGACCCGGACCTGCATTACCAAGTGTTTCGGTTGTAGCTGTCCCATCAGAAACAACTAGCGCAGAACCGGGACCAGTTGGAACAGTCGCCTGCGGGATAAATCCAGAAAGACGAATGCTGATGATGTTGTTGGTCTGCATATTGAGGGTGCCGCTCATCTGGCCAGCACCGTTGATGGTCATGAACCCGTTGGCAGTAAAGCCCCCCGGAAGCGTCAAGAATCCAGAAGACGAAATAGTTGCCTGCGTCCCGCTAGCCCCTACTGTCAGGCTATTAAAAGTTGGATCTGTCGGGATAGAACCGCCACCAGTAACAGCCCCCGCCAGAGTCCCGGTATAGCTGCTGCTTACAGTCCCGGTAGGCGAGGTGGTCACAGACGTGCTGCCCAAGACTTCCATCTCGCCAAGAGTATTGCCTGACAGGTTATTTGGACCCAGCCAGACGTTTGACACGGCGGAGTTACCTACAGACAGACCATATCGGCTGTGGCCTGTTGATACGTTCCCAGTGACTACAATATCTCTAGTGAAGCCGGTCGCATTGGCCCGGATGTTAATGCCTGCTGTGGCGGATTGGAGAACATCATTGTCAGCGACTGTATTGTTGCCAATTATAACCCTCTGAACGTATGTGTTTGGCTGGTTAGCGGCAACCCGGATGCCAGACTGCCTAGAGCTGCGCACAACGTTGCCGGTGATTACAATGTCCTCGATAGCGTTTGCTTCGCCAGTCACATCCTGCTGGTTGACATTAATACCAATGCCAGAGGAATCCGAAGGTTGCAGACCGGACCAAATGTTTTCGTCACCAGCCCTCAGAGACAAGTTGTCAGAGCAAAGGATTCGTTTCGCAGCTTCTTCGATAAAGATGTTGTTGCGTCGGTTCTGATCTGTCGTATTGTCAGACACAGTGATGTCAAACGAGAATGCGTCAACATCAATCCCGTCTGTTGTGTTCTGATTGCAGGTGTTGTTTGTGATCCTTCCGCGCCGTGCGTTAAATGGTCGAATGCCTGGAGCGCGACGATTGTCAGCATCAACACCGTTTTCATTTACGATGTTATTGTCAATGGACCAATCAACACCGCTAGTTCCAGCAGATCCTTGAACCCGAATGCCATCAAATGCGCAATCGTGAACGTAGTTCCCCTCTGCCTCAAAGCCGTTACTGTTGAGGAAGTAAAGGCCGACTGTGCTTGCATCGGAAGTTGTCTGGTTTGCCTTGTTTCCGTTGAAGTTAATGCCACGGACAAAGAATCGGCCAGATGTTACGCCGTTGTAGCGGATGATGTTTGCATTCGACGCATTGCGCAGGAAAAGCTCCGCCCCCGGCCTACCTTGAATGGAGACTGGATTAGTGACAGTAATCCCCGTTGTCTCATAGGTCTCACTGAGCAGAGTTACTGGCTGGTCAATGGAGTTTGCGTAAGTGAACGCGGCATTAAGGGCGGCTGTCATGTCAGTGCTTCCACCAACGACATTAGCGGCAAAGTGGTTAGGGGTTACAATGTCATGCGGAATCCACCCCGGCGCGTCAGAGATAGTTGTCGCGCCAGTTTGATACCGATACAGCACCCTCCTATCTGAGGCGAGTTGACCGTCTGTGGGGCTTAGGTTGCTGAGGTCGTTGATGAAAGCAACCCGGCCCGGATAGGTGTAAATGTTGGTACTGCCGCTGCCAGCTTGGCCATTAATTGTCACCTCAGTGCCCGACAAGGTGCCAGTGAGCGCTGTGCCAAGGTTCAGAGACGTCACCCCGGACCCAAGAAGCGTCCCGTTGTTTCTGACAGTAATTCCACCAGACCCGCCAGCTCCAGCAACAGGAGACCAAGTGGAGCCGGTCCCGCGCCAATACAGGCCGCTGCCAGATCCACCAAATCCATTTGTAGAGGATGTCCCGTCAGACATAGCAACAAGATAATTGCCAGTGCGGGAAGGCTCTGACGTTTGCGCTTCGAACTGAGCTGCATCAGCGTCTAGCTGAACCACATCATTAGGAGCGCCCAAGCGTAGGCGATCACCCGCAACCCCAACATACGGCATGGAGGCTTGGGTTGTCGTCCTATCCATCATGCCAAGGCGCGTCAGTGAGCCATTGGATGCAAACCTAAACTCTCTATTATCGTGGGCTTCCAGAGATACAGCCGCTGGCTTGGGGGAAACATCAAGAGAGAAGTTTTGCCGATTGCCATCAATAAAGGAGTTCAGGTACGCTTCAATTACATCGTAGGTGGGTGCCCATGTGTTTGATCCAGAGTTTGCAAATTCAACAAGGCTTGCCCCGGTAGCCCACTGTCGAACCTCAACACCGCGAATGTTTGGCCGTGCCGTTACGCCTACAGCATATGCATTGAACGTCAGCGCGGTTGCAGGAACCATATCCGCCGCATCTTGAATGAGCGAGATATTGTTGATGTTTACCCGGTCTGTGGCAAATGTCGAAAACCCGTTATCATGATACAAGCCACTGATGGTCAGCTCATTCGTCTCACTACCCTGCCAGTCAATGATTTGGTTGTTATTCCTCTGAACAACTCCGACACCGCCGTTATAGAAGTGACAGTCGTAAATATCCTGAATGCCAGCGGTTGCCCTGTAGCAGCAGCGCGTCCAGCGAATAGTTGTTTCACTTACCTTACAGTCTGACCTGCGGATCTCAACGCCCGTGCCTACGTAGTTGGCATTGTCTGCAAACAGCGTCGGGTTGAAGGATACATCAAGCTCACCGATGATACATTGGTTAATCCAGACTTCAGGACCGGATGTCGTGTCAACCAGAATCCCGTGGCCAATGTATTCATAGACCTCGGTCTGAAATACTTTGACGCGGCCTGCATCAACCTGAATACCTGAGCAAAGTCGCTCACAGTGAACCTTTACGTTTTGAATCCGACCATATGCCGACTGCCAGTCGATCACAAAGTCAGAAGCCCCGCTCCAGGATGAGCCAATCGCGATAAATGTGCCATTCTTCATGACAGCCGAACGGGCCACATCGAAGGTAACAGTGGAGCTAATCCCGTATCTCTTGCCCGCTAGATCCAGTTCCCAGACAGGGCCTGTAAATCCAGCGTTAGAGCTAACTTGCGAGTTCAGGTAGTTTTTCCACGCGACAATTGCCGCCGTGTCATCTGTTACCCCATCACCAACTGCGCCGAAATGCAAAGGTGTGCAAGTGTTAATGCAGTCAAGCCCATTTAGCGATGGAAGGTGTGTAGAAACCCCATCATAGACGTACAAACTTTCTCCGGCGATGATAAGATCACCAACCGATAGGGTCAGCCCCGGAAGTCCTGTGACAAGCTCTGCGCGCGTGGCGTAGAAGAAGTTCCCCCCGCTACCGCCTGTCTGCCCGTTAATAGTGACTTCGTTTCCAGACAGAACCCCGGTAAGTGCGGTGCCAAGGTTAAGGGAGCGAACTTCTGTGCTAAGCGTAACGCCGTTGTTTCTAACGGTAATATCGCCACTGCCACCGCCAGAGAACAGGTCTGTGAAGGTAATAGGATTCCATTGCTGAGTGGAGCCTTCAAAGATGCGCAAGACAGACGGATCATCAGGATGCGGCCTAGTGTCGAGCCAAAGCCTGCTTGTGTCTGTTGGCGGGGTGTCTTGGATCTCGATATTATCAAAGACACCCACGTCCTTTAGCGCTGACAGGATAAGGTCAGACCACTTTTCAGAGAAATTCCGGCCATTAGTTACATCACTACCCTCGAAAAAGAGCGCGTTGTGAATCCTGTTATCAAATGTCTCAGTCGTCATCAGCCTGTATCCGCATCCTGTTTGCGGAAAAGCTTAACATGTTTAGCAATTGAATGCTATCACCTAAACCCGCCGCCGGTCGCAACAATGCTAGATGGTGGGAGCCAGTACTCCTGATTATTTTCACGGCGAACCCGTTTTTCTGCGCGGCGCAGGTAGCCTGGATTAATTGTCTCTTGAAGTTGGAACCAGACAAGATAATCCATCGCTGACTTGGCATAGAACAGGTTGGCAAATGGCGTGTTGCTTTTGACAAGCCGTAGAAGATCACCGCTAATGTCGTCCTCTGCCCCGGTCACAATTCCTCGCGCGCGCTGCAAAAGGTCAATGGCCTCTGTTGCTGTGCCGATTGTTGGGCCAGCCAGAGTGTCCAGTGTGCCGCCACCGAAACGGTTAGCCTCACCGAACAAGAAGTCACCGTAGATCCCAAGTCCGCCACCCTGCAACAGAGCAGCCACGAATGTCTCTGCGCTCATCTCGCGCGTCTCTCGCCCCTTTAGGATCTCTTTCGTTTGCATGACGAAATAGCCGAGAACGGTTGTGCCTACAATAGCATTGGCTAGGCCAGCATTGGCTCCGATTCCCTTGCCAAGTTGTTCACGAAACGTCCGCGACCCTGTTCCGTAAACCTGACGTCCGACAACTTTTGTAAGGCCAGTGATGCCAAAGCTTTTGAATTGCGTCGCAAACCTGATTGCTTCTCCAGCCACAGTGCCGGGCCTGTAGCCCTGACGCAGGATTGCCCTTTCCCGCGCGCCCGCAGATGGAACCGCAAAGTCTGCCTCAGCCGACATAAGCGTAAAGAAGTTGTCAGATGCAGCATCTAGAACACGTTGATTTACCCCAGACCCTTCTAGCTGCCGGATATCACCGGGCATAATGTAGGAACGACCGTCCTCAGCCTCTCGTGTAGATTGGCGAATTACGTTCCACTGCGCCTCATCAATGCCGTAGATTCGCAGGAGGCGCTGCATGTCCTCTGGCAATTCATTAACCGTCCTGCCTGCGTTCATCGCGAAGTCACGGCTAATCATAAACGTAACGCCGCGTTTGTTTGCGTCGGACCAAGGCCCCAGAAGGTTCATCTTGAAGAAAAACGCCATCGCCTTCGAGGTGGCTCCTGGAAGATCATCAGACGCATTGGCGCGACTCATAAAATCGCCAAGCTGCCCCTCAAGACCTGCTCCAAGAAGATCTGCAAACTCGCGCTTTTCTCCCCCTTGAAGGCCCTCAATAGATGCTGTAAACGCATCCTGCCAAGCATCACCGAGACTGCGACCCTGATAAATTCGGTTAGTCGCCGTGAATGCAATATCTGATGTGGCGGAGATTACAGCGCCACCAAGTTTTGCCATCGTCTGGATAGCGCGAATTGCAGAAGAAACGCGAGCGACCGTCGTGCCAGCGCCAAGATTGATATCCCCTGTCACTTCGTCCATTCGGTTTTGAATGTATCGGGGAACGCCCTTGCCAGCCTCAAGCTCGAACTTTTCCAGCTTTGCTTCATTGCCACGGTATTTCTCACGCGCAATTTTGACAACCCTTTCAAGCATTGCCTGCGGGTTAGTGCCGAAGTTTGAAATAATCGCAGTAGACCTAGCGTTTCGGTTCAAGTCTTGATGGAACGCCTCACGCAGAGAGCCGGTCCCAAACTGGCGGTCATAGTCAAACCAGTCGTCAACGGTCTTAAACTCCAGAACCCGCGCCGCTGCATCTTTCTTGGCTAGGTTGCCCGGACCCTTAAACGCGCGCTCAATATCAGACACGTCTTTGTCTAGGCGAATGCCAGTCTTTAGAGAGATGTAAGTCTCTGACAGGAATTTCTCAATTTGCTCAGGGCGAACACCCATCGCTTCATAATCAAGCTTTTGACGGACTGCATCTTTCCATTCTTTCTCCCCCGCAACAGCCATTTTTGCAGGATCGTGGCTTTGACGAACAACCCTGCCGGACTTTTCACGAATATGCCCGCCTTCTCGGTTGAGCCGCCGCACAGATGTGACCTGATACTTCTGCATGATCTTGGCAATTTCCATAGCCTCCCGGCTGACGTTAACGCCGCGCGGTTCTCGCCTATTTAGATCACCCAAAGCGTTAGCAACCTCCCGCTCGAAGTCGCCACTCATTTTGTTGTATTGCGTGTGCAGATTGGCTTTCTTCAGGTCATGAATAAGACCACCAGCATAAGAGTTCATCAAGCCATTGGTGATTGCATCAACTGACCTCTGCGCCCCCTCAAACGGAGCATTGACGCCACTGATAGCAGCTTCCAAGCCAAGAGCAGGATTGTCCGTCATCTGGTCTGCGCGATTCATCAGGTCCAGAAGCTTATTTTCAATGACGATGTTTTTCAGCCGATTGCGGCGTTCAATCAGCGCGGCCTCTTCAGCTTGGCTGGCAATGATCTCCCCCTCTCGCAACAGGGCGGACTCAACGCTTTCCAGATTATCACTGGATTGGGCACGTTGCTTCCTGTTGTTGAGGTCTGCAAAGATATCCTCAATCTCATCATCATCTAGCCGACCATTGTTAACTTGGTCAGCAATATTCAAACAATCAGCCATGTTTAGCTCCTAGTTAGGCAGACTGCCGCAGCCTCTGCAACTTCACGGTAAGCCCGCGCCTTTTCGTCAATCTGGTTCAGCTCGTCCAGTAATACCCTTGACTCTTCAGAAATACCGCTGGAAACATCTTTTGAAAAAGTTATTTCTGTAATCTTATTTCCAGCGTGCATACCTCTATATCCCTCATATCCTTGCGGAATATCAGTAGCTGGCTTCCAAAGTTCAAGGGGGTACAAGCCTTCTCTTGGCTCATCGAAAACAGGAACATCTGTTCCGGATGGAGACCTTCCCCATTTACCAGATACGTCATTAAATGTCAGGAGACTAGCTTTCCCATTCTTGATAATAACCCTTGCCCCTTTTGCCCCAAGACCCTGTAAGCCTGCGGCGCTCAAGACCGCCGCATTTTCCTCAACATAAACTGTCTTTGAGCTTCTTTTTTTCTCACCAAAATCACCCTCATGACCGGCATCTTGCCTTGCAGCCTTGTCTCTCTGAGTGGTTCCGTCTCCAAACAATTTATATTTAGACCCTTTTGCTGTAGTGTATGTTGCTGCAATTTTATTTTTACCAACCGTAATGTCATTCTCAATCTGGTCAACGATCCTTTGAAGATAGTCGATATCCTCGCGCGCGCTAGCCTGAAGATCCGCATTGCCCCTACTTATTTCAGCCGCCCTTTGTGCCGCGCCAACGTCCGCGTATGGGTCTGAGGCAACGTCAGCAGATCTTGCAGCCAACTCTGATGCAACTTGCTTTTGCGCCGCAGGACCAGTTAGAGCCTCGCTAATAGGATCACTTGGGCTTGATAGTATCGATTCTTTCCTGGTGTCAATGCCACGTGGTATTTCAACCAGATCAGGATTCCTCTCAATCGAGCGAATATCAGCATCTGACATGTTGTGCGCGATAAGATATCTATTTTCACCAATCTTAACTACTTTAGAACCAGTAGGGGCAGATGTTTTTTCTTTAACGAAATCGTCCCTTGCTGGCGCGAAACTATCAACAATTGCCTCGACGTCACCGCCTTTTTCTTGAAGTTCTTCGAGAGCAATTTTAAAGTCCTCATCAGACAAGAATTCGATTTGATTTCTCTCAATGTATCCCCTTAGATCTTTTTCAATTTCAATATTAGAAAGGTTTCCGTGAACAAACTCGTATTCATCAGGGTCTATAAACAGCCTATCTTTGCGTTTGAAGTCTGCCAGATAACCACTTTTGGGCTCCAAGTCCACGTTATACAAAAGGTTTTCTGCGTCTCTTATGATCGCACTTACTTTTTCTCGACTATTTAACCAATTACTATCGCCCTCAACATCCCTCTTAATCAGGTCGATGAAGCCATCTGGATCTAAATAGAATTCTGACCTAGACGTACCTGTGGCTTCTATGATTCCCGGAAACTCTTTTTCAAACTCGTTGGCGACAAGGTTGTCAAAGTCTTTTCTTCCACGCCTAGAAAAGAGGCCCGGCGCTGACCTTGGGGTAATTCCTTTAGATCGCAGCTCATCTGCCGCCCTACCTTCTGGGTGGACCTGCAATGTCGCCCCGTCAACTTCAGGGCTCCTCCTAATAAATTCAACAAGCGGCTTCACAAAACGTGAATCGTCTTTTTGAGCCTGCTCTAAGCTATCTAAAATTGCGGCGCTTAGATCAATTCCTTCACTCTCTACGCCTGTTAGCCTTGAAGAATTTACAAAATCATCCGCCCTGCCAAGCTCCGAGAACTCAACTGGCTTTCCTGACGGCGTCCTAATGAAGTCGCCATCAGATGTAATCCTTACTGCAAATCCATCACGAATATGAACAACAGTTCCGCCGTTTTTATTCGCAAAATCATTAGCTTTTTGCTGTGAGTCAAACGCTAGTGGGGTTCCACTATCATCTCCTGCGAGATATGACGGTCTAGAGATGTATCCCACCCTATCTTGAACTGGCTCCTGGAATTCGACTCCAGAGGACCGGAATATAGGCGCTTGACTGCGCACATCGCGACCATCAAAAAATCTTGTTACATCAACAGACTGATCTGTGGCGAATTGCCTGAATGAAATTTCAGCGGCGTCTTTTTCTAGCTTTGGGTCAAGTCGCGCTCTTTGCGCCCTGCGACCGAGAACTCCAGCCACCGCGCCAACGCCGCCACCGAACAACAGGCCAAATCCAACATTGGTAAGGGCATCGGCCATTGTGTAATCAAGCTGCTGCTGCTTGGATAGCCCGTAGTAGATAGGCTCCACAAGCGCTTGCCCTACAGCGCCTTCTGTTGCACCGATAGCAACCCTGCCACCTACCTGACCCAATCGGGATACAGCCCGCGCCTTCAATGCTGGACCGGCAACAGGAATGAATGTGGTTGCGACCTCAAGAGGGTCTGTTGCCATAGCCGCAAGTCCCGCGCCGAACTTCAGAAGACCCGCGCCAAGTCCTTGCGGGCTTTTCTCAATCAGAGCATTTCTGATAATTTCCGCACGTTTGTTGTCTGCAAGAATGCGAGCCTGTTCATTCGTCATTGGACGATCAAACGTCAGGCCAAGCTCCCCGTATTCCTCAGTTAGCGCTTCAGGTGGTTGCAGCCTGCCTTGCTCAATCGCATCTTGTGTGAGCGCGTTGATTTGTGTTTGCTTTTCACTTTGCAGCGCTTGGATCTCAGCCAGTGCGTCATCGCGCTCCTGGCCGTCTTGCAGAAATTCAACATTTGCTTCAAGCGCACGAATGCGACGTTGCCGCTCAAATTCAGCTTCCCTGACGCGGTTCTTTTCTTCCTCAGTGAATGCGTCAGTAGTATTGCCAAGCTCCCAGCTTTTAGCCGCAAGCTCGCCCATGGTTGGGGTTTCATAGACTGCCCGCAGACCTGTGCCTAGTGAGACAGTAAGGTCTGGGCCACTGACTTCACGCAAAAGCCGGTGATTTGCAAGTGGCCTGTTTAGTGGTTCTGCCATGTATTATCCCCCAAATAGGCCGCTAAAGAATCCACCTGATGTGGCTGGTCGCGTTGCGGCCCGCGAATCCCTGACAGCCCCGCCGCCGTATTGCTCAAATGCTGCTGGCGCTTCAGTGCGAACATCGGTGATGTCGCCAAACAAGACCTCGTATTCATCGCCGTCTTTGTTTGTGACAGGCAAGAAAAAGCCACCAACTTCAATATTGAGAACAGCACCGTCACCAGTTGAATTATTTAACCAGATACCATCTTTTGCAGCCTGGATAAACACTTCAAGGTCTGCAAATTCAGGAAGTCTTGGATCATCCAGAGGAGCAGGGTCAAAGTCTCGCAAGGCTTGCTCTGCTGTTGCCGCTTCTAAGCCAAGTGACACTTGCGTTTCCGTGAACTCATTGGGAACAATCACCTTTACATTCGGCTCATCAACCACGACTTCGGGGAAGATCTGTTCAAACGCACGTGCTGATGCGGCGCTAGCGTCCTCGCCACGTCGAATGTATGTCATGGCTAGGCGTTGTGCGACATCAAAATTCCTGTTGAAAGTCTGAGCGGCCTGACCTGACAAGTCGCCAATCTCGAACACTTGGCGGTATTCCTGCGCTTCATCAAAGATTGCCTCATTCATCTCTGTATAGGAGATAGTCGGAACAGACTTCTTGAGGTCAGAAAGCTTTTCCCCGCGCAGTCCAAGGATCTCGGTCGCTAGGGCTGGATTGTCAGCATGGCGCAGTGCCACGGTGTATTCTGGGTCAAGGCCCGCTCGCTCAAGGTCTTGGATTACTTGCCCACGACGATTACCCCACGGGGCAAGCAAGGATTGAAGCTGTTGAGCCGTAACATCCTGCTCACCTTCTTCAAGTGATCCAACAATCTGTGTCGCAACGCCAGCGGGCAACACTTTGCGCAACGGGCCACGAACTCCGATACTGTCATAGATCTCATTCTGGCGCTGAGTATATGCGCTTGCAGCCGCAATAGCCTCTTGCGGGCTTATCGCCCCAGCCACGCGGGAATACAACCCCTCAAGATCTTGGTTGGTCCTCTGGATGTATCCAGCCGCATCTTCGCGCAGCGCTTCATTGCGAGCGTTCACGGCCCCTACATAGTTCGCATATTTCTGCTGATCCCTGACGGTATTGCCGGGACGCTGCACAGCCTCTGCTAGTTGAGTGACCGTAGATTCAATCTCATCTGGCGTTTGCGTCCGAACCCTATTGGTTAGCTCTGCATCCTCTAGCGCCTGTCGGAACTGGCGTTGGAGTTGCTCGCCTGCCTTTTGATCTGTTTGATACAGGTCTGCAATCTGACGCTCAATCTCTGTCTGATTTTCCAGTCCCTCGCCAGTAGCAGCATAGAACGCAACCGTCTCTGTGATGTTCTCAGCCAGAATGCCACGGTCAATCGCAACTTGCTCTTTGTACTTACGCTCTCCCTCTTTCAGGAGGGTCTGACGGGTGTCATAGTCCAGCACATCATAGCGCGCATCAGTTGGGCCTTGACGGGCGAATGTAACGCCACGGCTTGCAAGACCTTGGTTGATGCCCTCAGAGAACCACTTCCCGCCCTCAGTGTATGGCTGGTTTTTATTATACCACAGAGCCAGACCGCCGGGGCCTTTGCCTCCCTTACTGCGGAAGTCAACGTGAATGGTGCCGTTGTCATAGTGTCCGACACCCCGCGCGCCCGATGCAACGAACAGGGAGATAAGCTGCTCTTTCTCAGCGTCATTGTAGCCAGACACATCAATATCAAATGCATCGCCGTGAGTGTGGCGGCTATCGGTCGAGAAGCTTGTTTTGTTATTGTGGTCCTGACTGCGGAAGCCACTGGTGATCCTCAGTGCGCCCTTGCCAAATGCAGCGGTCACATCATCCAGCACGTTAACTGCAGCTTGGTCAACCTTCGCATCCTGAAAGCGGTCATTGCGGAAGTCAGCCCAATTGTAGAACTGAGATTCCATATCTTGCGGGCCAACCATCGCCTCGCCAAACTTGTACTGGTTGACAGCGGTTGTGCCAGAAATCCCGCCAAGGATATTGCGCACATATGGCTCAGTCTCGGAACGCTTAGGCAAGACAGAATAATCGCGTCCAGCTTCAAGCCATTTTTTAGCATTGGCTGGGCCTGCATTATACGCAATCAGAGCGGCCTCAATATCTCCATCAAACGCATCGAGTTGCTTATTCATGTAGTATTGGCCGTACTGGCGACCAATCTCAGGATCTTGCAGATAGGCTTGCTGTTCGGAGATTGACCCGTTTGTCGGATAGTTCGCGTCTCCGATCTCTTTAGCAATGTCAGCACCAGTGGCAGGTATGACTTGCATAATTCCTGCTGCGCCCTTGGGGGAAATAGCCAACGGATTGCCCCCGCTCTCTTGCTTTTCCATAGCAGAGAACAGAGTGCCACGTTGTGCATCAATGCGCTGTTGCTCTGTACCGCCACCAAGGGCAAGCACAGCATTCAGCGGGTTATTGTTAAACTCATTCCGCCACAGGGCCGCCGCTGCATCCTTACGCCATCCGCGTTCAAGCTGACGTTTCTCTTGACGGGACAAGCCAGATTCAGCAATCAAGGAACGTCCAGTTGCCAGTGCCTCATCAAAGGATATATCCCCGTCAATGATCCGGGTGCGCAGGTTCTCCGCCTGAGACCCGATTTCATCGCGATAAAACGTGGTCCGGGCTTTGTACTCAACGTCGTCAGCCGCGCCAAGGAATTGGTTCTCAAACCCAATCAGCTTGGCATTGTACTGCGCCTTTTGTTCCTCTGGAAGTTCGTTAAAGAAATTGTCCGCGTTCTGCTTGAAGGTTTTAAGCGCGTTTTCAGTCAGGCCAAATGCTCCAGGCTCTGCATCCCTACTGGCTTGGGTCAGTTGGCGAAGCTGCTCACCTTTGAAGCGCTCAAAGTCAGCCGCTGTCTTGAACTTCTTGGCCTCATCTTCTTCTTGCTTGATCTGGGCAGAAATACGTTCCGCCCCCTGACTAATGGAAGCAAGACCACGTGCGATAGGCGATGCGTCAACCACGCCGCCACGGAACTGAGAGCCGGGGCTTGCTGGTGCAGGCTGGCGAATTGTTTCTTGTGCTGTAGGAATTCGAGCCATCTAGTTAGCCTCCATACCTGTAAGGGCCGCTAGGCGCTGTTGCCCCGCCACCGCCACTTCCTCCAAATCTCTGAAATGCAGACTTAGCGCCTGCACTGCCCGCGATCTCTCCGATACCACCAAGTAAAGACCCAAACGCACTAACCTTGCCCTGCTTTCTAGCCACTTGGCCTCTATACCTTGCGCCCTGCGCTGCTCCACGCCCAGCCGACAACTCAGTAGCCGCCGCTCGCTCTGTCTCTGCTGCGGTTTCACCGAACAACCTTACAACAGATGGGTCTGCCGCGCCACCTTGCGCCGCCGCAATAGCCCTTTGTCGGGACTCCAGAAGCGCCCCCTCTTTACGTCGCTCAAGCGCCCTGCGCTGGGACTGTGCCTCAATTTCACGGGCCTCAGCTTCAGCCTGTTGCTGCTGTGCCTTGCCAGCACTTAGAGCGCCTGCGGTGCTAACCACCGTACTTGCGAGCGCCGATCCCAGAGCAATAGCCTCTAGACCTGTCATTGTTTTTCTCCGTGTTTTTCTGCTCGCCAGATCCAGACCTGCCGCCCTGCTTCTTCCCTGTCCGTTGGCTTGAACCCAAGACGGGACAGGAACTCACTTGCACGTGGAATGCGTTTGTCGCAGCTTGTCACCACTTCATCACATCCGCGAGATTTCATCTCATTGATTAGCCGAAAGGCGTATTTGTAAACAGAGGGTTTACGTGCCCATTTGCGCAGATCCAGAAACGCGACAACTTCACCAGCCTCATTTGCATAAACGCCGCCCATGCCAACAATCTGATTGCCAATCTTTGCAACCAGCCCCTCCCAAGGGTTTTGCAGGCGAGCGCCGTAGAACTGGAACATGTCCCGATCTGTTGCTTCTGATACAGTGAAGTGCTGCCCCATTAGATCCGGCCCTGACGTGTGCTAATAGATCCGCCAAGAGCTGTCCGTTGACGATTCTGACGGACGCCAAACCCACGCTGTGCCCGGTTCCAACTGCCGCTGCGAACCCGTGCCTCTTTCTCATCACGCGCATCACGGCTCTTAGCCTTGGCTAGGCGCATCCGGGCTTCTCTCTCAATCTTATCCCTGTCAGTGGATGACTGGTTGAGCCGCTGGACAATATCCAAAGCAAGCGCTGCGCTGATGTATCGGGCGAACAGGTGCGACCATGCTGCAATCCCCGCCTCTTCCGCAAAGTCAGTGGAGATGTATTCGAGATAGAGCGTATCAGTGTCAGAGTGCAGAAGACCTGCGCTGTCCTTAAACAGATCCTCAAACTCATAGACATAAGCGTCCCGGATATCAGGATACTCAGACGCCGCAATAGTAGCGATCCAGTCGTCAGGCTTTTGGAATGCGAACTGATACCCAATGGCGGGTGTTGCTGCAGGGTCAGCGTTGATTTGAACGGTCTTGATTGCAAAGTTCCACGGCGTCAATGAAAGCGCATCCAACACCACATCGGTGAAGGATTCATTCAAAGCCTGTACTTGCGGAATGTTGTCAGTGAGGGCTGCAATTGGCTGTGATCCAATGAGCCTCAAAGCGTCGTTATATACTGAAAGGCGAGTTGCCATGCGTGAACCTCGGACGTTTGTTTCCAGTAGTATACACGCAATCAGTTAACATGTTAAGCGGAAAGGATACAGACACCCTTCCCGCTCATCTCATTGGTCTGCGCTGCTTAGAGTGCTAGTTCTTTGGCGCGTTCTTCAGCCATAGCTTTGGACGTAAAGCCGTATTCCATGACTTCTTTCGACGCCTTATTGACAACGCGCCACTTGTGAGCGCCACCCCAAGTCACTTCAAGACCTTCGGGAAGCCCATCCTCGCCAATCTCATTGGTCGGGCCGCTGCCTTCTTCCAGCTCATCAAAGTACTCATCAGCATCCGGCGCAGCATACACGTTTAGAATCCGAATGTGAGCTTGGAAATTGTCAAATGCCAAGACGCGCAGGCGAACATCAAGTTCTTTACAGTCCGACAGAATGCTAAGTTCCATGCCTTCGCGAAAAGAGTTGAGATAGTTCGCGAAATACTGGGGATGCATGATTTCTTTGAGGGTGGTTCCTGCTTCCGGCCACAGCGCCATGCGGGCAATCTTGTAATCTGCTGGTTCGGAGCGTCCGCCGCCAAGTTTGCGGATATGCTTTTTGGCTTGTTCGGTCATTTCTTCGGTTCCCTAAACTAAATAAAGGTGGGCAAAGCGGGAGCCGAAGCCCCCGCCAAGTATCTTAGTCAGTGTCAGTGACGCTGATTGCAGTGCCGTCAGTCAGGTCTGCAGAGCCGTCGGCGGCGATAGAAGCAACCACCATCAACTGTGCAGCCAGAACCGGGCCGGTGCGGGTATACTGGTCAGTGAACGAGGTCCACTGGCGCAGGGTCACGAGGTCGCCCACGCGCATACCCTTTTCATCTGCATCGGTGATGTAACCAGCAACGCGAGCGGTTGCCGGAGCATCTTCACCGTCAAGCAGCCAGTGCTGCCAGTTTTGGCCGCTAAAGCCGCTCTCGATTACCGAAAGACCGTTTGGAATATAAACCATAACTTACCCTTTCCTTACGCGATGGCCTGAGTGTCATCGTGGATGATCTGCAGGACGCCGGGCTGCTGAAGCAGACGTGCACCCTGGAAGATCGTGTGGCGGGCATAGGAGTAGTCCTGCTCACCATCATAACCAACGTTGACGTGGATCATGTCGTTGTTGACCGCGTGACCAACTGCACCGCGAGCAAACGCATAACACTGAGCGTTGTTGCCGCCGATGTTAGGCAGGCCAGTGTGCGGCATGTGAGTTGCGCCAGCCCAGCGAACGGGGCGTTCTTTACCAGCAACACCACCAGCCAGAGGCTTTTCATCCACGTAGTCCGCGCTAGTGAACTCATCAAAGGTCTTGATGCGCGCCCAAGCTTTCGGTGTCCACAGGATGGTAATGTCGTCCGAAGAGTAGACGTCCTGCTCGTTCAGCTCAGAGATAATGTCAACCACGTTACCGAAGGTCAGGGTGATTGCGTTACCGTTGTTGAACTGGTTGGTTGCGGTCGAGAGAGCGTCATCAATGATGATCTGGTCAATCTCACGCGCGGCGGTCAGTGCGCCAGCCTGTTGCATCGCCATACGCAGATCGGACTGCGAGGTGAAGATGTTGAAGCTGGACTGGGTTTCCAGAGAGTGGAATTCTTCCAGAGGCACGTTGACCTGCGAGTCGGTACGCTGGCGGGACGGGATAAGGCCGTTAACGCCACGACGGACCATGCGAGGTGCAGAGCCTTGAATCGGGAAGACAGCGGTGTCGCCTTTAAAGACGAGTTCGCGGGTTACGGCGTCTTTCAGGTAGGTCTCGCCGCGCTGGAACTGCAGAACCCATTCGTCTCGGTACTGCTGTTCTACGATCTGATAACCGGACATAGGTTATCCTCCATAGTGTTTGATATAACGATGTGGGGTTGGTCGCAGTTTCTCTTGGGTGGCCGCAGATGCGGGGCAAGACAAAGCGAATGCGCGGGGCCGAAAAGACGGGGTAGCCGCGTTATGCAAATAAGATAACATGTTAAGTATTACGACGCAACCCTATGGGGTGTTAAGATTTCACAAAGAAAAACCCCGACACTTGGCCGGGGTCTTCTTCAATGTTCAGCTATGTAAAGTGGCTTAGAGCTTGCCGAGTTTCGCCAGCTTTTCGTTGATTTCTCGGATCTCCATTTGCACCCGGTCAGACTTGTATTCTTCCTTGTCTGTCAGGATGAGACCCATCAACTCTTTCTTGCGATCCTCAAGACCTCGCATACCAGCGGCGGTATCGCCAGCATACATTGCCACGCCGCCCAGTTGGTCAACAGCAGGCCCAGCCAGAAGGCGCAACAGGTTAGCGTTGTCCATCAGATAAGACCCGTCAGCCATACGCGCAGACCGCAGTTCCTTCGCGCCATCACCGCCAATCGTGTTATCCAGCAGCGCCCGGATAGCATTCAGGTTGCCATCGTATTCCTTGCCCCACTCATTGGTCAGGGATGCGACTGTTTCAGCCTGGGTTTCGTCGGCAGTCTGGTTCATCGCCTGCCGCTGGCTTTCGGCAAAGGACTCGTACCACTCAATAGTTTTCTGCGCATACTGAGGCGGCACATGGTTTTCATGCATGAACTCGCGGTAGGTATCCAGAACCGGCGCGTCTGCATCGGAGGATTCAAAGCTTTCGCCAAACTCTACCTTATAATCAGATACGTCCTCTGGAATGTTCAAGCGCTTGCGATATTCAGCCAGCTCTTCATCCGTGGGATTGTCTGGCAGTTCAGGTGCCATCTGGTTTTCTTTTTGCAGGCGGCTAATCTCTTGGCGTTGCTTTGCAAATGCATTGGCTAGGGCTTGTGCGGAACGGTAGCGTCCGAGAAGCTTCTGCAGCATCTCGTTATCACCAGCCATGAAGTCACGAATGTCGGTCCACTCTAGGGACGGCGCTGCTGCCTCTTCAGGTTCAGCTTCTTCCGCCTTTGATTCGGCTTCTTCCTCGGATACTTGTTCTTCCGTTTCAGCTTCCGGCTCCTTTTCAGGTTCAGCTTCAGTCGTATCTTCAAGTGTGCCGGTATCGTCGCCTGTGTCAACAACCTTATCAGCTTCAGCCGCTTCGGATTCTACTGCCTCAGCTTCCGGCTCAGGCTCTGGTGCTTTCTGTGGTTGGTTCAGCAGGGATGCGCGCTCAGGTGCCGCCTCTGGTGCTGGGGCGGTTTCAGTGGATACAGGTGCTTCTGTCGAAACCTGTGCTTCTGCCTGCGGTGCGTCCGCTACTGCTTGTGTTGCTTCTGTCATGTGTCTTACCTCAAACTAAAGAAACTTAGGATTTTGATGATGGGAGTTTGTTGGCGGGTTTACGGCGTGGCCCTTTAATTTCGGGCTTGGGCGCAACGCTGGATCGTTCAGTTGTGATCCGCTGAATTGTCACGTCCGCAAAGTCGCTGTGGTGTAGGATCTGCGAACCAACATGCCGCATTCCTTGGCAGAAGTCGGATTCCCTACGTCCATCCTCGCCATCCAAATAAAAGCCATTGTCAGGCAGTCGGGCGATGCTATAAACGATTGCGTCAATAGCTTGCTTCTGCTGCTCTGGGTTTGCGATGCCCTTCCGACAATTGGCGATTGCCCGAACATCGGAAATGCTGAGTTGCCCCACAACGCGAACACGCACAGGGTCATCAACAACCGATACCGGCTCTGAAGGTCGTCTGAGAGTTGGTTTCTGTTTCGTCATATTCACCCCTAAAACAAAATTGGGTTACTGGATTCCACCGCCCCCGGTGACTTGCTGGAGCTGCTGAGCCACGCCAACAGCTTCACTTGCGACTTGCGCGCCTTGCTGGAGCTGCTGAAGGGCCTGCTGCTGTTGTTGCAGTTGCGCTTCGTCCTGCTTGATCTTGTCCGCTTCCTCTTTGGTGAACAGCCATTCGGGGTTAGCTGTAACCTTGAAGGTGTCACGGAACATCCGGTCAACGTTCACATTAGCAACCACGCCAGGGTCAAGCTGTGCCATCGCCCCGATAATCGCCATAGACTCCTCAAACTTGCCAACAACCTGCTGTTCCCGTGCATCCCTCAGAGGGTTCTGGAACTCAAAGCTGGTATCCATATCCTGCAAGATTTCAGGGAAGCTCTCAGCGGTGCCGTATGCGCCAAGTTTGATCAGGCGATTGACGACAAGATCCAGCTCAGGCGCGATGACCTCGTTTTCCAGAGGCTCAAAGATTGGCAGGGTGCTACGGATGAACTCCTGCTGAAGAATCCGAACCTCTGTCGCTGTCCTGTTGCGGGTGTCAGGAAGGTTGATCTTGTCCAGATAGAAGCTGGATGTCAGATCTGCCACCTTGCGATCCATGAGCGCTTGCCCGACGCCGGGGTTCTTGCCCAGATCCAGAGGCACAAGAGGCGCGCCAAGTCGCTCATCGTACTGCGCGTCAACGTAAGTGACCCCGCCAGCAGTGACATCAATCGGGCCTTGGATAGCCTCAGACGTTGCAATCAGCGGCGGCTCAGTTGCCTTTTCCGTTGCCTCAATAATCGAGACAGCCATACGCTGAATGAGACGCGCGTCAGGCAGGGCAGTCATAGCAGCAGGGGAGTAGCCATAGGACCACCCCTGAACAGTGCGCCAGCGGGAAACGATATAGGGGAATACGGTCTCAGGCTCTTCTTTCAGAACCGTGCCATCTTCAAACAGATAGACCGATGCGAACTCTGTGCCTTTCGGGAAGCTCTTGCGCATAACCGGCTCATACTGGTCAACAGGCAAGGCCACGTGGCGAACATCAAACTTGTCGTTACGGTCTCCCCGCTTCAGCGCGCCCTTAACCGCACTTGGCAGGTTTCTCTCTCCGAATTTCTTCTCAATACCACCCGCTGTCATCTTCATCTTGCGGTGCAGGTGGTCAACAATACCCCAGTCATTCTCCATCCAAGCGCAGTCTTTCAGGTGCCACGTCTTGAAGAAAATGCCGTTGTTGTCTTTGTTATTCGTTACGGATTTGACAGAGCAGCCGAATACCGCAAAGTCAATATCAGCCTCTGAGTTGGCCCGCGTGTATTTAGCGTCTGCCGCATAGATAGCCGCGCGGGTAATGCGGGTCATCGCGTCAAGTTTACGCCGTGCCTCAGTGTCGTTCTTCACCTCTTCGTCGGGAACGGTGACAGCAAACCAATCCTGGTCAGCAGGGCGCAACATAGTGTTAAACAGGTTGGCTAGGTCTCGTGCGACCCTGACAGTATCAGCGTCTGACAGGTGGTCTGCAAATTCCTCGCCAAGTGTGATTTCGTTGGTGAAGTCTGCCTTCTCTGGAGCAAACCAGTATGCCAGTTCTTGATTCAACTGGTCGAAGTTTTGCTTGTCGGAAAACAGCTTGTCGCCGAGAGCGATCAATTCACTCCCGACCTTGCACGGATAGCCGCGTGTATGGTTCTCGTTATTGTCAGCCATTAGCAGCCCCGTGTGTTAATCAGCCGAGAGTGGTTCGGCTAAACTCTGCGGCACCCTGAGACGGGCGATCTACAAGAGTTGTTTGGCGGGTTCCGCTCTGGGATACTGCCCGCTGTTGCGCGCGACGGCGAACCTTCTCAAGCTCTGCCTCATCCGGCAGCGGCGCGGGCTTGGGAGGTGGTGGAGTTTTGAAAAGACCAGACATAAGATTTCCCGAATTTACTTGTCATGTTAAGTATTACCATAAAAAAAGGCCCCAATCCAGTGGAAAGGGGCTGTAAGTACATTAGAGGCAGTCAGGCTTAGTCGGTATGGCTTTCGTTAAGACCAAGAGCAGATAGGACGCGACGGGCGTAGTCTTTTTGAGCGGCGGCTTTGGCGGCTTCCTTTGTTTCGTGTTCAGATACTTGCTCCATGCCAACCAATACACCGCCAAGCATCCATTTGCCGTAGGCATTTTCATACATACGGTATTCTGCATTGGCTGCAGATGTGGGATCTTTTGCGAACGTACCGTATTTGTCGGTGCACCATTCTAGATCCATGCTTTCAGCGATAACTGAGAGGATAGCGTCGGCGGCCTCGGATGGGTGATGATTGCGGTATTCTCTAATGGTTTGTTCTATTTTGTCACGTAGGTTCATTTTGTTACCTCCACGGCGTGTCATTAGTGAAGAAGCAGTTGCCGCCGATACATCCGTCAAACTCATACTCACTTTCCCAGAATTGAGGCTTTCCCTCAGTCCGAAAGTGCGTTGACGTGATCTCCAGCCCATTGCCTGACAGCGCGTCCTCTGCCACGGCAACCGCTGCGTCCCATGCCCATTCGTCAGGTGCGCCATTAGTCTTTGGCTTGGGCGCAGTCTTGTCAACGATAGAGGCCCAAGGGAACTGATTATCCGCAAACACAACCCCGCAGGCTGTATCCGCATAGCGCTCATCCTCAACCCGGTTCTGAACAACAGCGACAACAGCCGCCATTGCGTCAGGGGTTTGGTAGTGTTCGCGTGACTCGAAGAAAGCCGCCAAGGCCAAACAGGTAAGAGGTGTCATGCTCGCTCGCTTTCTCTGTGTGCAGTGCCGCCGAAGTTCATCAGATTGTAATAGTCGCGCAAGTACTGCTCGTTGTCAGTTTTCGTGATGTAGCAACCAAACCTAGCGCCACTCCGAAAGAAACGTTTATCTACCGTAGTGGTTTCTGACCACTTATAGCCAAACACCTCAAACTTATCCTCAAGGTACATTTGCACGGCGTTCATTCGCTGCTGACCGTCAATAAGAAGGTTGTTGTACTTGCTGCCGTATAGGCGATTGAAGGTGTAGGTGCCTACTGGCAATCCAAGCCAGAGGCTTTCAATCAGTCTGACGTTTTGATCTTTTGTCCATACAAGCCCGCGCTGCCAGTCCGGAAGAAAATACCCCATGACGCTTCGCAGTCCCTGAGTATTTTCCTCTTCTTGATCCTCATAATGCATCATTGCCTCGCCAATACATGCATCAAATCTATGACCTAGATCCATTGTTTTAGGCATCACGCGCTTGCTCATCTCATCTCTCCTTTTCCTGCATCCAACATACATCCTCAAGTGGTGGCGTCAACACTTATTTGCGACCTTTCCCGCGCAGTCTGTCCAATCGGTTGTTGCCCTTGCGTAGATTGGACGTGCCACCAAGGATGCGTTGGGGCTGATGTGCCGCCATCTGCTCCCGCATTTGTGCAACCCGTGGCTTCCTCAGTCCTACCGCGTGTGAGTAGTGCAGCATGATTGTGGTGTCTGCTTTGTCAGGGGACCGGCCAAGGCGTTCCTTGACTTTATCCTTCGGCTCTAGCTCAACCACCTGCTGCGCCACAGACGATGCGCCAGACTTCCATTCTTTGACACGGAAAGCACACAGTTCAACCAGCAATTCAGGATCTGGGGGGAGGGCAATATCATCGCCATTGTTCGGATCAAGCGCGTCACGCAGCGCCCACAGTGCCTCAGCTTTGAAGTTGCGGAATTTGTACAGCCCGTTGCGAGAGGGTCGCGTTGACTTGGTGGATGATACAAAGCCGTAGCATTCAATCCCAGCCTCTGCCAGCTTGGTAAGGGCATCACCACCGTAACCGCCACCAGCATCGACAACCACCCGGCACTGTCCTTTGACCTGCTTCATGATCTCAGAAGCGGCTGTCATTCCGTCTGGGGTTTGCGATCCTGGAACAGTGTGGAAATGTCCGAACCATGCCCCGTGCCGTGCTTGTACAACAGTCCTATCTGCACCGCCCTGTGCGATGTCAGAGGCAACGGCAGTCATCGGAATATCGTCAGGCGGAGTGTCGATCCACCGGGCCTGTGCCAAGCGTACCCACTCGGAGGGGATGACTTGTTTCTCATCGTCTTCTTGGTCTGCGGTAAAGTCGCCATACAGCAGCTGGGAACGCAGAGGCTCAGGCAACGCCATGACGCGCGCCTTGTAGCCCTTGTCATTGGCTAGGTACGGATTGTCAGCAACAAGAGACGGGATGAATGTTCGGCTCATGGCAATATACGGCTCACCGTCTACGATATGCTCACCGGGGCCATCAACCCAAACCGTCTTGCCCCTTACGATAATAGACCACCGCAGTTCACCCGGTTGTGCGCGCTGCGTCCGCTCCGCCTTGATCCACGGGTCAAACTCTTCTAACAGCCATTGCCCGTCACCACCTCGCGGCGGGTTGGTGCCTAGGATAATTCGGCATCGTTGGTCTGGTCGAGTAGTACGAAGCCAAGCAAACAGGGAGAACACCTGCTCTTTTAGGAACTCGCCAGCCTCATCAAACGCCATATAGTCCCGCGCGTTACCGGCGTGTTTTCGCCAGTCGTCGGCTTGCTGAAGGCCCGCAAACTTTAGGCTTTTCCCATCCCCCCATGTCCAAAGCTTCTCGACTTTGTTGTAACTTGCATCGGGAATTTTTTCAAAGACCTCATGAGAGAACGCAATCAGACCATCAAGCTGCGTGGCTTCACGGCGGAAGATGATGCCAGTGTGATGATACAGGGACGGACACCCGACCTCAAGCGCACTATTGTGAGTGACGATGAAGCTATCGCCCAAGCAATAACTGTGATCAGCGTTATCAACTTGGATACACTGCATAGGGACAGGCTCAACCGGCTGCACGTCTGCGATGTACCGGCGCAAAACGTACTCAGGTTTCGGCGTCAGGTTCTGCAACTTCGCCTTCCTCGGCAGGTTAAAAACCCTCTTGTCAGTGTTGAATTTCAGTCTGTAGTGATCATTGTGTCTGCTGTTCTTTTTGCTCAGCTCTTTCACTTTGATCGTGCTTTTAATTCCAAGCGTTCCAAGAAGTCTGTGGACATCCTCAATAAGATCCTTGTCTGAAAAGGACACCTCACAATCACCTCTGCCACGGCAGGCGGTTCCGTCTGTATCCATAAGCCCGCGAAGCAAGTTGAGCCTCTGCTCATGCGAAGAGCTGAAATATACTTCCGGGATTCTCTTTATGACGAACTCGTTTTCTGACTTACTCCAATCTGTCTCCAGCAAACGGAACAGATCTTTCCCTAAGTCTTTAGAATGCGCGGCCAGCATTTTCCTTCCTGGACGTTTCATCTCCTTGTATGAAAAGTCATAGACGTCTAGGTATGGCTTAAGCACTTGCAAGTCGTCATCCAGCATGGCGATTCTAGAGTGGTATTTATCACCATCTCCGAGCCAGATGCCAAACACATATGGATCAATTGGCAAGTCAGCGCTTGGAAGCTGAATAGGCTTCATCACTTGAACGCTATGATTTTTCTCACCCCTTTTAGACGTAAGGGTTTCAAAAATCTCTTGCGTGGTTCGCGCCGATGGCCTTGGAGGCTCACTGTAGTTATATTTCCTCAGTGAGTTATTTTTCTTTGTAGTGTCGCTTTGCAACTTCCCCTTTGATGGGTTGGACTTCGCACGGCTCGGGCGGCTAGCCTTTCTAGCTTCCCTAAACTCAGGAGTTTTTCTAGATGCGCTTTTGCGCTCTGCGCTGGTCATTGTGATCCACTCGTGGCGAGCATCACAAATGAAGCTTTCACCCGTGTTGAATGTAACACGATATGCAACGTCTGGGGTGAACACCTCAGATTTAGCAACGACATTTGTTGGAAGCCCATCCGAGCCAAACACCACGTCACCGACCTTCAAAGTCTCCATGGTTTGCGGGCCTCGATTCGCTGTGTTGATTTTTGTGTTTAAAATCAAGGCCTTGCCGCCACCACTACCCCCGCCAAAGAGGAGAATATCCGCCTCACTCAGCAACGCATCTGTCTGCGCTCCGGGGTTTGGGATAAACGGCGCTGTTCCGATAGCTGCGTCTACCGTCTCCTCAAGCTCTTTTCTGGCTTCGGGCGGCATTGCGTCGAGGATTTTCAGGAGTTCATCAATATCCATGTAGGGCCTGCAAACAAAGAAATAGGTTGCTTGGACCATACCAGATATTGTTGTGGATGTTAAGAGAAAGCCCGGACCATTAGCCGCCAGGGTCCGGGTACTGGCATCATCAAGCCTGCGGAGAGGAGAGGAGGAGAGACGCAGGCGATAGCTATGAAGTTACAATAGGTGTTTGTCAGGTCGAGTGCAACACCTATTTGATCCGCGCACTTCCCCAAACGCTTGCAGCCGTACTGGCTAGGAGGCCGGACTTAACGCTAGGCCATTGCAGCCAGTCTGGCAGCTTCAGGATGAGCGGCTTGGCGTTGGGTTTCATGTGGTATTTAATTCTGTCTTCTGTCGTAACCATTGATTATTTCTCCAGTGATGTAAAAACTGCGCCTAGACTTTTAGCTTTCATTAGCGCCAATTTCGCTTTGTATCCCGCTGCTAGTAGTGTTGTTCCCGTTCCAGGTGATTGACCAACAGATCCGTCTGGTCGTTCAAACTTTATCTTTGGAGACATAAACAAGACTGCATCTGCCATCGGTGCAAACTCCTGCCACCACGGCGCTGATGTTCGATCAGGGAGCAAGGCAATGCCGTTGCCGTGATCAAAAAACTTGCTCAGCCAAAGCCGCTTGGTGGACTGGTGTCCAAATGGAGGGTTCATCCAGACAAAGCCGGTCCATTCCCGTTCCAACGATTTCTCCGAATAAAAGGAGTTGGCCGGGACGTACCGTGGCCCTTCGGGTGGACTGGCAACATCCAGATCAAAACGCACACCTAGCGCATGAAAGATATATGCCGGGGTGTACCATTCGTCGCTTTCTCCTGCTTTCTCATATGCTGCCATATTTAAAGACCTTCATTCACCCAGCCCCTCTTTAGCAACAGCCACCATCCGTTTCCCGATGTGCGCCATGTTTGGTGTTTCCATTGCAACGATCTCGCGCAGTTTATTATGCGCCGCTGCAGCCACTTCCCAGCCCTTAGACGACTCGCGTGCACTTGCCACGTAGTCAGCTTTTGTCTGCAGGTACAACTTTTGCCACTCTTCGGACAGACGGAAAGCTCGTGACAATTCCCCGCCGCTAATCACGTCCACTAGTTTCTCTCGAAATGTCATCACACTTCCTCCATGACAATCACGTCACCGTTTTCGTTGGTGAATGTCCCGGTTGCTGGCTTGCCGTCTGTCCGAGTGTAGCTAATCACCACGTCATCGGTGCCATTCTCTGACCACATAGCGCCAGTGGTCCTGTCACGCTTCAGCGTTACCGTTTCGCGCACAGGATTAGGCTTGATGCGGTAGGCGAACTCGTCCTTCCACAGGTTTTCAGGTGAAAGCTCACCCCATCCTGACGGAGCAGGCGGGTACTCCCATTCAATAACTTTACCCTCATGGTGAGCAAACAACAGCTCTCCCTTTTCCTCTTCGGTCATTTCTCCCCACGTCTTAGTCCCGCCAAGTTCACCCACAACAGATTTAGTTTTCCCGTATTTTTCTGTGTAACTGGAGTAGGGAAAAACAAACGCTTTAATAGGTCCCGCCACACCCCTCATCTTCACGACAAGGTCGGCAAGCGTTCCGGTTTTAGGTTCACGCACAAAAGGACCGTCTTGACGCTCATCGCAGATTGCGTTCAGCTCGTCGTCTTCGATCCACTCGGAGATGAGGTCAGTTTCAGGATGATTAAGATTTTGGCGCTTGCCATATTTAGACCAGTATCCCTTTATTACATTGCAAGTAAATGGGTACCCGTCATAGCAGATGCCATCATCTACCATAGGTCCGACTTTTTCCCCACTGCGTGTCCGGTAGCATTTCCCAACTTTAATTTCCATAACTTCCTCCTATAGCCAAATCGGCTTTTTGCGACCAATCTTTGCCCAACCCTCATCGGTGAGCAGGATGTTTGCGGCTGCATCTTCAGCCTTTATAACCTGTAATTGCACCAAGCCAATATCAATTAGCCCGCTCAAAATACTTCCGCCCTGATTGCGACTACACGGCATCGGCACTGACTTCTCTAGCCGGATCATCATATCCAAAGCGCTGCTCATGTGGCTCAGGTTTTCCTGCGACTTTGCAATCAGCTCAAGGATCTGTGTCGCGTGTCCGTCCTCGTTCAGCCGGTCAAACAGGTCTGGCAGTTCACGGCTGCGGATTTCTGCCCCGCCTAGCCGTTGCCCCTCGAAATAGTCCATGATCTCTCCTTCGTATCTCTCTGAACCTTGAACCGTGCCAATAGTGTTGTCAACCATTATTCACCACCGATAGTCTCGCTTGAGACAAGTGTATGTCATTCCAATCAATACCCACAGTGTCTGGAATGTGTACGCTTACCTCGTAATCCCTGACTGCCAGCCGGTGCGCCAAGAGAAACGCTGCTGCTTGCCCGCCGTACTTTGGGTCATTGTCTGCAAAGATTGCGATCTGCTTGCATCCCTCTGGCGGCAACCATTTCTTGAGTAGCGCCGTATTGATAGCAGACCACACAGGCAGGCCGTACATGGCTGATGCGCTCATTGCAGTCTCAATCCCTTCGGCAATCCCAAGAGCGCCACCAGGAACGTACTCAGAAAGTCTAACGCATGATCCTTCTGGCAATTCCCCCGGCATGATCTTGCGCGGGCATTCCATCTCAGCTTTTGCTCTGCCATCGGGTCGCAAGAATGTCCGGTGCATAGATACTGGCTTTCCTGTTCGATCCACAATCATTGCCACCATCGCGGGCCTAATGCCCCCGTCACCGTCTCGAATGGATGGCGCAAACCGCAGTGAGTCTGGATAGGTCACTTCACCCACCCCGCGCGCAGTCAAATAACGGTCAACCAAATCACCGGACTGCAAAGGCTGGGTTGCCTTGTACGTGGCGCGAAGGGCATTGCGCTTTTGCTCTGCTGTCATGCCGGATTGTTCATTCGGCGCGTCGTACTTCACATTGCCCACCATGTTGTCAATCTCATTTGCGATTTCATAAAACGGCTTGCCTGTGAACTCCATGGCTAGGTTAATCCCGTCACCTGATCCGCATGTGCAGATCCAAGTCCCTCTGCCTTCCTTGTCATCAAATCGAAAGTTCTTATCAGAATTACACAGGGGGCATGGCCCGTGTTTATTTTTCAGGAACTCTTCTGGCAACCCAAGGGACATTAGGATTCCACGCCACTTGCCCCGTGCAACGTTGGCAGTTCTATCACTCAGCATTTAGCTTCCTCTCCGTTTGCTGTTTTTCTTGGCCCAAGCGATCCGGCATGATTTCTCATAGTTCAAGAAACTTTGGTCTCCGGGCTTCATTACTTCTTCTAGGCTACGTGGCCACACTCCGAACTTCTTGCGATACAGGTTAGCAGCCCATCCGTGCTTATAGCCCCTCTTCATAGCCAGCCAAAGAGCCATGCTGTAGAAGTCCTGCTTCTCCTGTTTGGTCGGAACCTTGCGCTCGCCCTCGGTGATTTCAATCAGTTCACCGTCTTCTGTCTCCACCCCCGGAATAGGTTTGCGCTCATGTCCGCAGAACGGGCAGACCAAGCCAGTAATAAGAGTGCCACAATTTCCACACGCTTTCGGCAGCTTCTCTTTCTTCTCAGCCTTCTGACGTTGCTTCGGCGGGGTCTTGTCCAGCTCTTCGTGGTGAATATCCGTAACCAAGCCTAGTCGCAAACTATTCCCTGCATGGTCAAAGACTTTCAGGTCTTCTGTGCCAGGATTAACCCTCAATCCTCGCCCGATTTTTTGCAAGTGTAAAATCTCACTTTGAGTTGGGGCGGCGTCCACGATACAAGACACAGGCCAGTCAACGCCAGTTGTAAGCGTCCGAACAGAGCAGGCAACCTTGATTTCACCGGACCTAAACTTGCGCTCAATCTGCTGTCGTTCCACAACATCTGTGAATGCATCAATATATGCAGTGGCTACCCCGGCGCGCTGGAAGTCCTCAGCGATACTTGCCGCGTGTGCCCTGTTCACTCCGAAGACAAGCGTTGGCCTATTCTCTCCGTTGCGCAGCCAGTTCTCAACGATAGATCCCATGATGGATTTACCGCTCATCACCCCTTCCGCCTGCTTGCTGTCGTAGTCGCCAGCAACGGTTTTGACGCCATCAAGATCCGGGATGTCAGGTGCGAACACTTGGAACTTGGACAAGAATCCCTGCTGGATCAACTCGCTCACAGTACAGGCGCAAATCAAATCATCCCACAGAAGCCCCATGCCCTTAGCCCACGGCGTAGCGGATAGGCCGATGAAAAAGATATCATCCCGCTGCTGCATCAGGTCTTCAACAACCTTAGCTCTGATATGAGCCTCATCCACAATCACCAGATCCACTGGTGGCATATCGCGCCGTGCCAATGTCTGTACGGATGCAACCTGAACCCGTGCGTCTGGATTGGTCCGTGGGTGGCTTGCCTGCAAAACGCCGATATCCGTGATGCCCTCGTTTTCAAACGCTGACACGCTCTGGTCGATCAAGCTAACGGCAGGTGCGGTGAACATAACCCGCTTGCCCTTTTCCAGCGCACCCTCAATGAACCGTGACGCCAGAACAGTTTTGCCTGCTCCTGTTGCCAACTGACATACGATCTTTCGGTTGCCAGCGGCTGCGGAATCGCGAACCATTTTGAGAGCTTTGACCTGATGCGGGCGTAGGGTTTTGCGCTGAGGCGTAACCAACATATCCTTCATCACGAATAGCTCCCGGAATATCCCCAGCCAAGGCAAGGATCAACCGGGTTGTATGTCCCATTGGGGTCTGATTCGACGGGTTCATACTCCATCAGCCAGTCAACAGCTCGTGACATCCAAGAACTCGAACGGTTTTCCTGCTCAGGTTCGGTGGTTTTGACCATGCCAACGGATTGATCATCACGTGTTTGGTGATTGATTGGTACGTCAGAGGGTTTATCAACCGGGTTTTCCCAGCCAGAAGATGAAACCTGCGGGTATGTGACCTCAGATTGTTTATGCTTTGGCTTGGGCTTTGCTACCTCAGTGTCTTTCGGTGCGGTCGAAACCTCGTGAGTGCTATGATTGTTAGTCTTACCCTTGGCTAGGTTATACGAATTATCCTTACAGGTGGACTCCCGTTCCAGCTTTTTGATGAAGCGGCTGGTGAAGCAACCCTCTGAAACTGCTCGCAAAAACCGTTTTACCCAGCACAATCCGCACATACGGAAAATGGCCTCATGATCCACGCGATATTGGGTGGCGATATTACGCCCGCCGCGCATGTGAGAGACAGGAATTAGAACGCCAGCTTCACGCAGGATGCTGAAGACTTTGGTAACGGTCCTCTCCGACACCCTTGCCTTGCGAGCAATCAACTTGCGGCTGGGGTGAATGTAATCTTTGGGGCCAGACTTGTGGTGAAACCAATGATTGACGATTGTCATGATGACATCACGGTGGCATCGGTTATCAATCCCGCTTCTAATCGCTTGGCGCGTCAGTCGGCGGAATGCATTTTCCTGGCTGTCTTTAAAGTCTATCAAGGCTCGATCCCTATATACAGTGCCGAGCCAGTTGAACATCATAATCTGTTGTGTTACCACTGAACTTGGCTTTTCGCTGATGCCACTTTAGCCTAACCGGCTGATAAATGCAAGGCCCCGCTTGTCTCCTTGGCGGGGCCTTCAATATTTAGTCGGGCAGTTTGTACAGGAAAGTGTTTTTCTGCTTCCTTCGGACAACCTCGCCATCTGCAGCCAGTGCCTTTAGCACCTCGCGGCTAACTTTCTCGCTCATGTCAGTAAACGTCGAAACGCGCTTGGCACACGCCCAGTCATCAATATTGGCTAGGACACTCTTAACATCATCCCTCCGGAAACGTCGCAGCCTCGCCTTGGCCTGAGACACGCTCTCATCAATTGGGATATGACCCATTCGCTCTGATGGCTTTTCCTTCGCGTACCCAGACAGGTAGTGGGACACCAGCGCGTCATTCTCTGCTTGCGTATACCGCGCCAGCCACGGCATGTCTCTGGATGTATTGCTTGTAGGCAGGTTCATGTGTTTCTCTCCATGTTTGATACGTAACGAATACCACGCCAGATACACGTGTCAATTAAAAGTTGATCCGCCCTCGGTGTCTTCATCAATCGCCCCAATGGCTATCAGAGCCTCTGTCACGCTCTTAACGACGTAGACAGTACCCAGCCAGGCGCAATGCCATGTTTCTTGATCTGGGGTTAGCTTACGCGCGCTAGGCGGCTTCTTTCCGTCCTTCACCTCTAACAGATAGTTGCCACCCCTAAACCCTACCAACAGATCGGGACAGCCTTTACCAACAGCGTGTAGGTGTTCGACTGACGCCCCTACCTTGCGCAAGGCTTTGACGATTTCTTTCTGATTGCGGTCCACCCGCGCGGCGTATTTGGGCATATCTATCTCCTGGATTGTTTCCCCACAAGATACCACAGGCCGCCGAAAAAGGAAAAGGGCCAGCGGTTAAGCCAGCCCAGTTCGGTGTTGCGTGTCAGTGTTAGCCGTGCTATATGTGCATTTGTCAGGCTAAGCCATTGATATTAGAAGAGAATTTCCGATTCGTCCAGATTATGAGGGACAGCCGCTGGCGCTTGGAAATTCTGCTGGCCCTGGTTGTAGCCGCCTTGTTGCGCTCCATTATTGGCTTGGGCTTGTCCGCCATTCGGGCCATCGAGCATAACCAGCTGAGAGCCGGGGCCTTGCAGCACCACTTCTGTCGAGTAACGGTCTTGCCCGTTTTGGTCCTGCCACTTACGTGTTTGCAGCTTACCCTCGATGTAAACCTTGGATCCTTTACGCAGGTACTGTTGCGCCACTCGAACAAGCCCTTCACCGAAAATGGTGATATTCACCCATTCTGTTTTCTCTTTGCGCTCTCCGGTGTTTCGATCCTTCCAGCTTTCGGAGCAGGCAATACTAAAACTGCAAGCTTGCCCGCCATTTTGAAAACTCCGAACTTCAGGATCTCGGCCAAGGTTGCCGATAAAGATGCACTTATTTACTGATCCGCTCATGTTTATTCTCCTGTGTTTACTGTAATCAGGTGGTGGGTTGTTCCGTACTCATCTACCCGCGCGGCGTTGGCTTCACTTGCCTCAACCTCTTTGCGGATGCAATGGCGCACGGCTTCATTGATGGTTTCGATTCCCTCGCGCTCCATCATTGCGCGCAGCCTGTCCCACAATACGCGGGGCGCGGCAATCTTTTTCTCTTGGTTCATGGTGTCTCTCCATCTGCGATAACCTGAACCTACCCCCATTGCGGGTTACGATCAAGGGTTGACTGCGTTGTTTTTGGTGTTTATTGTGGTTTGCGAGGATAAGGAGAAACGACATGGACTGCCTGCACTGCAATGACACTGGACTATTTCTCAACGGATCGGGCCACCGTTCTCGCGGCTATCCGTTTGGGGAGTCATCTTTTGAGGACTACTGCTCCTGCTCGCATGGTCGAGATCTGAAGCAAGAGGAACTGGCGCACGATACCGCTCCTGCATTCCCGTCTAGTGTTCTTGTCGATGCGTCCATTGATGCACACGACAAAAAGATGAAAGCGGCAGGCAAACATCAGTGCAAGGGATTTATTGGGGCTGAATGCACGATGTGGATTGATGAGCCTGGTCGGTGCCATGACTGCGAGGCGGAGTACAACCGATGAAAGAGAGAAAGTTTATCGAGCGCGAGATTTGGGGTTGGCTTATCGTCGGTTCTATGATCTTGCTGATTGCACTCTGGGCCGTTCCCGCCGCGTATGGCGTGATTGTAGACCAGATCAACGTAAACCCAATGGAGACTTTTGACTGATGGCACAGCCGACACCCGCACAAATCAAAGCCGCAATCTACACCGCCATTCGTGAGCATGAGGCGCGTGTACGAGTAGAGCGCAAAGGTGATCCTTCTGGCTTGGTGGCTGGCCTGTTCCCCGCTACCGCATATTCGATCATTGAAGACGCAATCACAAAAGCCTGCGACGAACGCGCAGCACAGACAGAGGAAGTTGCAGCATGAACTGGCAAGACGTAGCGAAGGAACTTGCAAAGCCGCTTAGCCCCGATGCAATCAAGCCCCCGCCACAGGGCAAGTATGGCGAGTATGTGGAGGCTCTGCATGTTATCCGGGAGGCTAACCGCATCTTTGGATTTGACGGGTGGAGCTATGATGTGCGCAGCATCAACCTGACTAATGCCACTAGCGACAACGGTAAGCATCGTGTCGGGTATATGGCAGTTGTGTGCGTGACTATTGATGGCGTCAACCGTACCGACGTTGGGCACGGTCAGGGCTTCGGTAAGAGTGAGGGTGACGCGCATGATAGCGCTGTTAAGGAGGCGGTTACGGATGGCTTGAAGCGGGCGCTGCGGACATTCGGTAATACCTTTGGTTTGGCTCTGTATGAAAAAGATCTTGCGGCACGTGAGGTCGGGTATTCCCTAAGCCAGGATCAGATCGACAGCGCGACCAGTGCCCTAGCCAAGTGTGAGACACTCAAGGCTCTGCAGGAAACCTACGTTGACATGTACCGGCGCAACAAGGCACTTGCCGAACATCAGGATGTTGTGGCTGCGAAGGACAAGCGCAAGGCTGAACTTGAGGCCGCATCATGAGTAAGGGACTAACCCCAGTTGAAACGCGGGTGGCGACGTATCTCAAAGCTATCTTAAAGTCTAACGATATTGAGACTATACATCGCGAAGCCCGTATGGCATTACGTATCTGTGAAGAGGAGAAAGCAAAATGACAACCGCTGACAAACTGAACAAGCTGGCTGACACCATTGAGCGCCAGCATGGTCGTAAACTAGTAGCTGGCTTACGTGAGCTGGCTGATAAGATGAGCAAGGAGAAGTGAGATGAAATTTACCTACGACATCAAGCAAGACGACCGCGAGTGTGTGGCTTACCTGCACAGCTGCGGTGCCTTGTTCTTTAGTGCTAAATCTACGTATTCAGAACATGGTTTGAAGCAAGGGACTATTAGTCTAGGCGGCAGATACAACTGTACATCAAAGGCATGTCCCAACGGAACTGCAACGCTTTGTGAGGTTATAAGAAACGATGGTAATAGTGGTACCAAATTCTACCCCGGCGACAGCGTGACTATCACTTTTGAGGAGACCAAACAATGACTGACCAAACTACCGAAAGCTACCGCGTAACAGCAGGCGAACTGCGCCAATTCATCGAGCGTTTCGAGACACTGGACGCTGAGAAGAAAGAGCTGGCCGAACAACAGAAAGAAGTCATGGCGGAGGCTAAGGCCCGTGGGTATGACACCGCCGTGATGCGCAAGATCATCGCTCTGCGTAAGCGTGACAAGGATGATATCGCTGAGGAAGAGGCCGTTCTGGCGATGTATCTTGACGCGTTGGGGATGTAAGTCTTAACCATTGGCTAGGGAGAATCCGTTATGGCAGATGTGCATATGGTCAAAGCCCTTGGCGGGTTCGTCCCTGCTGATGTAAACGCGCAAGAGTGGATGGATAAAGTCAAGATGGGTCAGGTTGTCAAGGCAGAGATCCGGTTGATGCGCAACGGCGGCTTTCACCGCCGGTTTTTTTGCATGTTGAACACAGCATACCAGAACCACGAATGGCCGGAGATTGAAACCAAGTGGGGCAAGGGAAAGACATCCTTTGACATGTTCCGCAAATGGGTGACGGTTAAAGCTGGTCACTATGAGGTAGACTTTACCCCAGACGGAGAGGTCCGCGTTATCCCTAAGTCTATCTCCTGGGCATCAATGGATCAGGCAGAGTTTGAGAAGCTATACAGCGACGTGCTGGACGTTATCCTGATGCACTTCCTGACGAACTGGACAACGGGTGACATGGATCACGCGGTTGAGCAGATGATGGGGTATTCGTAAACTACGCGCCCGTGGTACACTAGAGAATATTTGCAATGACGCCCGGATGAGGGCAAAGGAGGGAATAAATGACTGACACAAGCAAAGAAAAGGTGGAGCGGTTTCGTCCTGCCAAAACCGACATGGCGCACTACGAGACAGATGCAGACATGAAGAATGACCCAGATGGCTCTTGGGTTAGATACGAGGATTATGACGCCCTCCGCGCCAAGCTGCAGTCGGCACGGGATGAGGCGCAACACGGCGACGACATTGCGGTTGACCAATTTGCCGCCGCGATGAAAGCCAAGCTTAAAGACGCACGTGAAAATAAAGGTCGATCAGGCTGGGACGATCCGAAGCGCTGCAGCGACATGTTCTTGGCCTCTGCCCTCCTGCGTCATGCTTATAAACACAACGCTGGAACGTTTGAGGACATCGCCAACTTTGCCATGATGCTGCACCAGCGTGGGGTGAGCCCCGCAATTATGAAAGAAGCAAACGCAGCGTTTGACGCTGAATTCCGAGATGAGGCGCTGGAAGAGGCGGCACAAGCAGTGGAAAGTGTTCGGCATATCGAGAAAGACCACTGGTCCCCAGAGTACCGTCAAGGCGGACAGGCTATGAACATCGGTGCGTGTGGTGTAATCCGCGCCCTCAAGTCCACCAGCAATGAGGGGGAAGGGTGATGGTCAAACGCAGAAACACCGTTGAAAGATGGATCGCAGAAATTTTCCCAACAAAGGAAACCAATCGCAGGGCAGACCTTCGCGACCGAGAAATTGACAAGATGGTTGGCGCTCAAAAGAGAAAGGCGTCCGACAAAAGCCCTCATACAGATTGGCGATCATTGCTCAAGATTGCACAGGAGACCCCCAATGACCGATCTGATTAAAGCAGCGCTGGAGTAGCGTCCTGTGAAGAGAACAGGGTTTAAGTCACGCGGCAAACCGTTACGCCGAACTGCTCTAGGCAAGAAGCCCAAGCCAATGAAGCAGATCAGCGACAGCCGCAAGAAGTACCGTAATAGCGCAGAGGGTAAAGCCGCCGCCGAATACATGGCTAAGGTCAAGCAGCTCCCCTGTGCTATTACTGGCAAGGCAGGCCCGTCAGACGTCCATCACTGTATTAGCGGTAGATACGGCTCACGCAAGGCCAGCGACTGGGACGTTATCCCCCTGTGCGTTGAACTACACCGCCACCCGTACCCTGACGCCATCCACACGAACAAGCGCGCATGGGAAGAGAAGCACGGGCCGGATACGGATTACATAGAGCAGACACGCAAGCTAGTAGAGGATATGGATTGAGATGTTTAAATGGCTGAAGGATCTTTTTGCATCCGCTGAAAGTAGCAAGATCTACACGTGGCGGATTGAGTATGGGAATGATCACTCTGTGACGGTTAAGAGTTGTCTAGGTGAAGACTTGATGGGGATGTGTTTAGCTAAAGGACATTGGTTTGAATTCTCAGAGGAGGACTACCCTCACAAGACCTTTTTCGTGTCGCTCAAGGGCGCGCGCATAGTCCGACTGATTAGCGTAGAGGATATGGATTAGCATTTGCCCCTTGCGCTTTCTGCCACAGGTGGTATTGATAGGTATCCAAGCCAATGAGGAGAAAAGATATGGTCAACCAAAACAAAGAGGACGTGAATTTCGCCAAAAGTGTTAGCGAAAGCTTTGCCTTGCAACCCAAGCCGCCGGGACTTAAATTTGAGGAGCTTAGCATTGGTGAGGCAGCTTTCACGATTTACGGAGATGGCCGCATCAAAATCAGCAGTCAATTAACCCCCGACAAAGCCGCTAAAACAGCGTGGGACGTATTTGTCGGCATGGTTTGCGAACACAATAAAATCGTTGCCGAACGTGAAGCTCTGCGATCTGAACTTAACTCAGTGCGGAGTAAGGTATTGCAGGAAGTGGCTTCTTGGTATGATAGCAAGGGGTGGCTTCTTGATGAAATGGAAGTGCCCGATGCTATCCGCGCCCTCAAGTCTACCAACAAAGGAGAGAACCAATGATGACGCATGAGCAGCTTCTAGACAAATGGTCCGACACTATCGACAAGTGGAACACCACCACGGAGAAGCTGGACAAAGCATACGACAGGCTTTCATACGCCTATGAGTTGGACCGCATTTTGTCGTGCATGGATCTAGGCGAACATGAGGCAGACATCGCCCGGTGCATGCAGGGTTTGATGGGGAGGGGCGGCGATGAATGATTACAGCTTCTCAGTGCCGGATGGCATTAAAGATGAGATGCGTGATATGCGTAGCGCGATTGAACAACTTACTAGCTCTGCTCTTGATGCTTCTGTTCGCAATAAAGAAAGCCTTATCTTTGGTGAGTTATCAAAGCGTGTTGATGGATTCGATCTGGAAGCGTTTGATAAAAGCCGCTTGTCGGCCATTCGCCGCACGGGCGGAGATAGGACAGTATATTGCTTAAATGGCAAGCCATTTATGGAGATTGTGGATTTGGACATATCCAATGATGGGGATCGTATGGTGTTCAATCAGAAGTACAGGGTGATTGACGATGAGTGACGACAAAATCACAGAGTTATTTCCTGGCCAATCCTCTGGCTCGGTTGACGCTATCGCAGAGCAGGCAGAGAACGAATGCGAGCGCCTCATGTGCATTGGCTTTACGGAGGACGGGCAACTGGTCATCAAGGCGAGCGGTAACTTCCCTGTGGCGGAGATGATGTTGGCAATGGAGCTAACCAAACAGATCATCATTGATGACGCGTTGGCGTAGGTATGTTTGGTCTATTAGGCATATTCACTGAGCAGTAAAGGAACACAGTGTGGATTTTTTTATCAGCTTCCTATGGGGTGGCGGTGCCGTGGCAGTATGGCGTACAGTGGGCGCGTTTGATGCTATCTTCTGGCCTGTTTATTTGGGTCGGTATATGGCGAAGATTGCCCTTCGTGACTTTCATGAGAGCAAGTCAAAAGAAAAGCCCCGCCAGTTATGACGGGGTTTATTTGTTAAGTAAAAGTTAGGCTTCAAGTGACGCCATAAAGCATCCGATCAAGCCCAGGCCAATATATTCTTCAACCCGTTTTGCAATGTTTGGGTATCTCATTTCCAGAATCTCCACAGCTTTTGCTGTTGTTTGGCCGCCCATTTCCTCCCGGATAAGTTCGGCAACCTTTTCTCTCGCTTCATTAGTTACAAATTCCATAATAATCGGGTCATTGCGGTAATTAGCGATGTGCTTTGCGGCTACGGTGGCGATCTGTTCGTTTGTCATGGTGTATCTCCTTCTCTCTGATTACAGGTTTAGCACCTGTCCAAACGGACGTCAACAGTTTATTTGACAAAAAATCGACGGCGCGTGACAGCCAGTGGGGCTTGTGTTATACTCAGGGCAGACCGCACATGCGGGTATTTGTTTGTTTACACAAGGCAAAAGGTAATGACATTTCAAGAATGGAGCGATGAGCGCGGCGGGTGGTTTCTCACTCACACGGAAACGGTACTCAAGAAATGGTGGGGCGAGCTGCAAAGCATCAACCTGGATGACGAGGAAATCGCCACCATGTTTGATGACATGCTAGACGCGCTGGAACAAGAGTTTGATTCGTGAGTTAACCAATGAGCAAGGCACTTAAAGGAACAGGCATTTACGCGCTCATCTGTCCTACGACAGGGGCGATTAAATACGTCGGGCAATCCCGTAACATGCGCCGCCGGTATCAACAGCACTGCACGGCATCGGATGCATCATCGTCTCGACCTCTCGCCCTCTGGCTGGCCGAACTCCGCCTAGACAAGAAGAAGCCCAAAGCCATTGCCCTAGAGCAGATCACAGACACATCAATCCTAGACTCAGCAGAGAAGGGATGGATTAACGCTCTCTCCCAACGCTTTGAACTCCTCAACATGACAGCAGGTGGCGCAGGAGCTGTAAAGGGCGAAGGAACAGGCCAATCCGCCCCAGTACGTATGCCAGATGACAGCGACGTAGAGGACGCCATCAAGCGCGCTGTACACAAGGTGAAGTCCAAGCCAAAGAACCCTGTATTACAGAGGCCAAAGTCTAGTAAGAGAACCGCTCCAACATCTGGGGCAACAGAGCTGCAACTCACTGCAAAACAAGAAGCTTTTGCCTTTGCCTACGTGGAAACAGGCAACGCATCCGAAGCGTACCGTAGGGCATATGACGTAAGCCCAGACACTAAACCAGAGTCGATTTGGTCGCTGGCATCACGTCTCCGTACGGACATTGTGGTCGCGTCAAGGATTAAAGAGATCCAGGACGAAATGTCAGAAATGGGCATGATTACGCTCAATTCTATCACGAATGACCTAAAACATGCACGAAATTTAGCGGAAGAGCTGGAAAAGCCGGAAACTATGGTCAAAGCAACGACGGAAATCGCGAAGTTGCACGGTTTAACAGCGGAACGGGTAGAGATTACTGGCCGAAATGGCGGTCCTGTTGAGACAAAACAGACGACTGATGAGAAGGATTTGGCGCGCAAGCTGGCGTTTTTGCTGCGTCAGGGCGTGAATGCTATTGAGAAGGGCGATGGGGAGGAATAACCCCTAACCCTTTGACTTTTACCGCGTATCTGGTACTGTGAATTGCGGTCCGGTGGTCGGGCTGCACGGCTCTGCGCGTTGTGGAGCTTTAATGAGAGCGAGATATTGGAGATATACGATGAGTATTATTGCTGAGGATGAGCCTGTAGAGACTGAGGGCGCAAATCTGCTGGTGGAAATTCGAGACTGGGAGGATCTGTCTGACCTTGGCTCCAGGAAGCTGATTGCGGTTACTGAGATTAGGCGTAAGGCTTTGGAATCAGGCGCAGAAGTCGTAAAGCTGGTGGAATTTGAGAGCCAGTCGGGCGACAGTAAATACATCGGAGTTCTCTGCGGTCTCAAGATGAATCAGTCCGGCATTGAGTTTTGCAGCGTTGAGGCGGATCTGGACGAAGGGCAAGAACGCGATGAGGCAATTGCGAACTCCCTAGAGCGTATGCCGTGCATGATTTCTCACAACGTCCGCTGGTCGCTTGAGGATCATCTGGTGCAATATCAGGCCAAATACGGTGAGCTAGACGACGAATAATTACACAAATAGAACCACTGCTCCGGGGCGAGCATCCCTAAAATGCGGTGGTTTCTTGCACTATCTTGACAATTTGGCCGATATGGCTGTTATTTTAACCAGGAAGAGGGCGATATGATTTCATACGACACGAATGCAACTGACTTTGGAAAGTCTTATGTCAGCCCTAAGCAGGTGGATTTGCCACGCCTGATGCTTAATCCTGCGCCGAATGGTGGTTGGGTGGTTAGCAAGGCACCTAATGATATGGGTGCGATTCCGGAAACCCTTGGCGCGTACAGTAGCACGGAGGACATGCTGGAGGCTTTGCGCCAAGCCCTTGGCTAGGACTCCTCACATCAAAGCAACTGGGCCGCAAGCGATAAACCTGCGGCCCTTTGTGTGTCTGGGGTTAGTTAACGCGTATGGCGTAAACCTCAACAGGGCCAGGGCCGAAGTGAGGATGCGTGATGGTTGTTTTTCGGTATCCTTCCCAAGGGCGGGTAATGCGCCTGCTAGTGTCGCCCTTTGACGGATATCCTCTGGATAATTCAATCTGATCATATTCCCGACCCTCGAGGCGCTTGGCCCAATACGGCGTGGCAAGCCGGTATTCCTCAGCCTTCTCTCCGCTCTTGATCTGGTCGAAGTAAACGCCTTTTAGTGCTAAGTGCAGCGTCTTCACCGTCTCTCTCCTTGTGTCTGGGGTTGGGATTGATCCGCAGGCCGGTGCCAGCGCTCTTTATACTTGTCGATGAAATCCGCCGGGAACTCGGTGCGGTATCCGCATCCGCAGGCGAATTGCTCGCCATCCCAGTGAAGTCGCGGCAGTCCGCATTTCTCATAGCTACCGGCGCAGTAGGGCGCATATCCGGGCCGTTTCATCAGGTTGTTTCGGACGATACTTCCGTAGTCGGTGGGGTCTTCAATGTCGCCTTGGGCCATCTCATCTCTCCTCAGTTACTGTGTTGCGGGTGGGGTTAGATTTGCGATACGATCCACTGATATGCTTCAGATACAGAGTCCGCGCCAGTCCCCGGCGTCTCAAACACTACACTCCCATCGCTGTCAAAGACAAAGGTTTCTTGTCCATCTGCGGCCAAGCTGATCTCGTATCCATTGTGGAAAAACTTAACGTTTGTGGCATACGGGAATACAGTCACCTCATGATCTGCGCGGATATCGTTATGTGGCTTACGTTCCATATCATCTCTCCTTTTCCTACCCCTTCCTAGCATGTGGCCGTTTGGACCGTCAATGCTAGATAACCAGGTTGCCCAAATAAAACTCTCGCCCGTCGTCAGCCACTGCCAGAAACTCCCTAGAAGTAACGCGCCCGTGTTCATTCTGATGCGTCCGCATGCGGTAGGTGTGGGCGAACGCATAGGGGCGGATAAAATCGCGCAGGGCGGTGAAGCTGTCGAAAATGCGCCACGCGGGCAGGGACCACCCGTCCCTGCACATTTGCGCGCTGAACTCCGCCCGGATCACTGGCGTACCTCCCAGATCAGATAGGCCAGTTCGTCGTCACCCTCAAGCTCGGCAAAGCCCTGCATCATTTGCAGATCCCCGACGTTTACACGGGACACCAGAAATTCGCGGGCGTCGGCCTCAGACTTGGCGAACTCGGTTTTCAGGGTGTTGAAAAGTGCGGTCATGATGTGGCCCTCCTGCGGCGCTGTGTTCCGTTGTCTAACTTTATAGAGATGTCCGTTTGGACCGTCAAGAGAAAATGTGGGGGCTTTCTGATTTATGTCACGTCGCGCCAGTCGTGGACGTAATTGCTAGAGTGCTTGGCTTTGTAATCCATGCCAAGGTAAATCCAATCCTCTAGCTCTGTGCTGTTACGCCCTTCAATCTGCCACTCATGCCGTTGGAACTTGTGTCCATTGCAAATGCAGAACCAGATCCTGTAGGCGGGCCGCCCGTGGTATCCGAACTCATTCCAGTCGGTTATCCGACAGTCAGCGTCGGCGAAGTCTGTTGGCTCCAGGTTGTCACGGAGGAGGCCGCCCATTACTGGGCAACCACTGGTGCTTCGTGAGTTTCGGCAGGTGCGACCATCCGGTAAGTCTTATTGCCAAGACCATCAACGCCGCTCTGCTCGATAAGGCCACGCTTTACGCCGATGCGAATAGCAGCGCTCACAGTATTGGACCGGCCCATACGTGGCTGGAAGAATGCCGGGATGATGTCGTATCCCTGACGGCTGCTTTCGATCATCTCTGCCAGTTTAGCTTCGGTTGCTGCGGATGCCATGTCTCTATCTCCTATCTCTGGGCGCTGTGCCCTCTCTCTGAGACCTGTATAAGTCCAAACGGACAGGGCGTCAATAGGAAAATGCACACTCGCAAAGAAAAACGCACCGACCTAAGCCGATGCGCTGGGCGTTAGGTGAAGAACATCCACCCGTTATCTTCTTCGTCATCTTCGTCTACTCGCATCCAGCCAGGGTCTTTTAGCTTTTTCGCATCCCTATCGTTCACAATCACATAAGCGTCGGGGTATACTTGCACCTCGTCATGATAGCCGTAGATATTGCCGGTCAAGTTTCCGTTTGGCACATAATCTGACAGGATGTCTAGGGCCTGTTTCAGTTGATCAATAGTCATCTCTCATCTCCTGGCTAGGTTACTTCAAATAATAACACGATGGCAGCAGGCATCAAGCGGCCTCTTATGGTGTCATATTGTGAGCAAGAGGCCACATATGGCTTCATGCGTCGTCTCCGCTGAGTGCTGCTTTGGCATATTGCATCCGCGCCCAGATTTCTTGCCCTACGGGGTGCGTGGGTAGATGGATACCCAGCGCGCGCCCGTCACCCATACATCCCGCTGTTGAGAGACGTTCCAGCGCCTCCCGCAGCCTGTCCACTTCCGCTTGCAGGGCGGTCACGGTGTCGGCGTGGTGGTACATTTGGCCGTGAGGATAATCTGGTGGATCTCCTTCCCAAAAGGTTCCGCAAGTCCAGTCGGGAATTTTTTCAGCCCCCTCGATCACTCGGAGTTCCTTGTCCTGTGGTACAATCAAATCCGGGCATACCCAAATCCGTTCAGGCGCTTTCATCTCTCAATCCTCCCATGTCAGCGCGTCAGCCCGGCCAGTAAACACCCGCCAAGCCAGCTTAATGCGACTTCCGAGGGAGGGATACCCACAAGGCCGCGCAGGCATCCCGGTCTCACGGATCGTTGGCCCCTCGTTGATGTGCCGGATAAGGTTCTTGATGGTCCAGTTATTCGGTGCGTCTTTCATCTCTCAATCCTCCAGTGCTGCTTTGATATAAGACACGTGATGGTTCCAGGCTTTTCTTTTAAGGTGTGATAGAGAGTTCTTTGCGCTACTCACCGCGATCTCTGCGCCATAAAATGTCAGATGCCAGATTCCGTTTTGACCATAACCGCAAACTTCAATCGCATAGTCTCCAGAGGTATATCTAACGCCCTCATCCCTCCACACCAACGGCTTAACCTTCACCCCATCCGCGCTTTCACGGGCTTGACGGTAGGCGGTGAGAGCCAGAAGGGATGCAGCAAATGCGTTTGGCTCTACATCCCTGCAATTAGCAATGTCGTCGGCAACCATTTCAAAGCGATTCGCCAGCGCATCCGCTGCTTTAATCAGATCGGTCATTGGGGGTGTCCTGAATGGCTTGCGCAGCAGTGATCCGGGCTGACCTCAACCTCGACATCACCAAAGAGACTGTAGCTTATCATCGTTGATGGATCTGCCGTCAGCGCGCTTAGAAGCTCTTTCATGGCTGGTGGCATTGACTGCGCCCAAAGGCAGACCCCTGGCTCGCCATCGCCACTTTCGCCGTAGTGCGCGCAGTTTTGACATGTCTTTTCTGCCATCACCCTTCCCCCTCTGCGCTGGTGAACTTGAGGGCGCGGAGGGCGTCAATCATGCAAGACACGGCGCAGCGCATGTCATTGCCGTACGTGGCGTCCAGATAGTTCAGCGCTGTTTCGTCATCAGGGCAAACGTACTCTACCGCCCCGCCCTCCCGTGCCGCCTGCAGCTGGGAGCGGAGGGCGTCGCGTTCGGATAGGAGGGCGGCAATAAAGTCAGCAGCTTCTCCCATATACACCCCTGCCATCCCCGTTGTGTAGCCCGGAGCAGATGGAACGGGGGAATAGGTAAGAACGTCATCGTTTGCCCATTCTCGATTGAAGTCCTTTAGGGCTTTCACCAGTGCATTCTGATTGTCCGCCGCCTCTTTGCTTGTGTCAGTCATGGTTTTCTCCTTTCGGCCAATCATCCGGGCGATACCCAGACAGGTAAGCGTTAATCAATCGCACCATCCGCGCGCTGGGCGGCTTGTAGCTCACGCACTCCGGGCTTGTCAGGTGCTTCTGCATTGTCCGCTTGGTTTCAATATCCAGCATTGTGCCAAGCTGTTCGACTGTCAGCCCCAGTTTAACGCGGGCTTGTTCGATCTGCTCTGGGGTCATTGCTCGCCTCGTGCTTTTGCGAGGGCGGCGCGCTCCGCATCAAAGGGTCCGTGCCCTAGCCCTTCCATTGCTGTAATTACACCTTCCAACGCCTCATACAGATCCGGTGCGGCTGCGATGAGGCAAGTGTTAGCCTCTTGTGTTTTGATCATGTCAACGATCTTCTCTCGCTGATTGTTTCTGAAGCCCTTGGCGGATCGTAGGTCTTCAAGAGTGTTCTGCGCTGTGCTTGAGGCAATCCGGTCGATGTGAACGATGTTTGGATCAATAGACATGCCAAACGGCCATTTCGAACTCATTTTAAGAGTCCAAGGCCCTGGTGTGAATTTCGTATCAGTCATCTGTTCTCTCCTTTGCTTGTTTGTATGCGGTGATGGCGGATATATCGGCGTCATCATCATAACCGTTTGACCGCATCCATTCCGCTACAGCCTCTACGTGATCCGCCAGCGCATCAGCAGCCCGCAGCAATTCGTTATACAGGTCGGCACGGATGTATGTAGTCTGATAGTCAGCTTGATAGCCAAGCAGTCCCAAGTTAACCTCTGTGGACGCTCCCGCGCTATACCATCCGCTGAAGCCATCAGGCCACGCCCAAATCCGTTCCGGTGCTTTCGTATCAGTCATATTCACTCATCTCCCGTACTGCATCAATAAGGCCCTCAATCGTGTCAATAGCCCCATTGACAACCGCTTTGTCTGTATCGGTTAGGTTTTTACGTGTCAGCATGTGACGCAGCGCATTTAGCAGCTGATAGTCGTCGCCAACGAACTGAGGTATATTATCCGGCTTCTCTGTCATCTGTTCTCTCCTTATCAACACTTCCACCCTAAGTCCAAATAGTCACCCCGTCAACAGGAAAATGTCCAAATGAACGGTTGCCTTTGTGTCAATCTGTGGTAGAGTGCGGGGATAGATAGGAGACCTGACCTGCACCAGATCCTAGCAACCACCTGCCTAGCTGCCCTAGCGTTCGCTCTATCCGTAGTGTGTGCGCAGGGCTTGTTTCACCTGTTGAGTAATGTGATGCCGGGTGTTTACCGTTCTGACGGTGGTGAGAGTGTCGAGAGAAGCCCTAGCCAGGATGAATGAGTTCGGGGTGGTGTGTCGTCCTGAGCTTTCACTTCTTGGCTAGGTCAACCACCTGTCAGCTAAACAGAAGGTGGGATGGGTGTACACAATTCGATCCAAATCAAAGCGGGATAAATACCTTGGTTGAATGGAACTCCGCCCCTTGCCCCGACAATGTATATAAATTTTTTTCAGAAATCTTGTCAAGCTCATAATATTCATAATCATTGTCAAGCATTATGAGGTTCATTCATGTTACTGCAATATCAACCTCTTACACAGCGATAATCCGGCAACCTTTCTGACAAATCGTACTTTGCACCGCGCTGGGCGTTGTTCGTTTTATAGATAAAATCACCGCTTGATTGTTCGCGTCTTGGTGGTATAACAGAGAAAAAGGAGATAGAGATATGACACGACTACAAGCACTGAAGGAACTGGCGCGCAAGGTTGAGGTGGGGGAGGATGATGCGTGGCATGGCTGCGGCTATGTTTTTGGTGTTGAACTCGGCAGTTACATTCAGGGGGCCTGCAACGGCTCACTAGACGCCGCTCAAGCCCTTCACGAAGCTGTTCTGCCGAGGTGTACGCGTAGCGTTGATGCCACAGCCCCGGAATGTGGGATAACTGTAGAACTTCACCCCGTAGATGGCAAAGGCAATCCAGTACCTAAGCCAATCATTAGCGCAGTTCTGCCGTGTGAATCCCGCGCTTGGCTGCTGGATATCCTAAAGGCGCTGATTGCACAGGAGGAAGGGGAATGAGTTGGGGAAAAGGTCGGTCTGGTGTTCATCAAGTAGACACCAATGAGATCAGAGATATGTTTGACGCTTGGAGAGGATACATGAAACATCCTGATTTGGCTGATCGTGTGAGCGACCTCATTGATGAGATTGAGAGACTTCGTAACCTTCAAGCCCTTCAAGAACTCATCACACAGGAGAGCGACACATGACACGCTGGGTATTCAACGAAGACGGCTGGACCGATTGGATCGACCATGACGGCAAGGGCTGTCCGTGTGTGGGGTGGTGGGCTGAGGTTGAGGACAACCTAGGTGAAATCGTCCAGGGTTTGGCCGGGGCTGGGGTGAATTCTTGGCTTTGGTATTTTGATGGTAAAACATATCATTGCTTTCACGACCCCATCATCCGCTACCGCGTCCGCAAGCCCAAGGGAGCAGAGATGCTAGAGCAACTGGTACAGCATACAGATATGCCCATTAAGGAGATGGTGTGATGACTATGAATTTGATTTGCGATGAGCCGACCTGCGACCACAAAGAAGATGTTGGCGCGCTGTCAGAGGATATGATTGGAAAGCCCTGCCCGAAGTGCGGCGCTAACCTGTTGACACGTGAGGACTACGAGGAGGGTCTGAAATATCAAGCGGTGCTTGAGCTGCTCAAATCTGCGGGTCTGGCTAAAGATCCTGTTGACGGGGATGAGGGGGCTTTGATATCGGTCAACCCTCACGCAGGTACGTTGAATATTTCAGTTACAGGATTGGAGAGTGACGAATGACAGAAGAAGAGTTGCAAGTGCAAAGGTGCATTATTGCCATCCACGATTTAGGGACAAGGGAAGGCGCTACGAAAACAAAAGTCATGGCGCAGTTAAAGAAAGATGGATTTACAGCGCGCCAAATTAAGAAAGCAGTGGAGCTAATGGAATGACAGACTTTGACGAAACCTGGACAATCCCAGTCCCATCTGGCGTGGACGATGCAACGCAATTCATCTACGCCGTGCGACGGATCATCGAGACGCAGCTCGTGGACATTCCTCCGGAACACGTGTATCATGCCCTTAAATATCTAACACAACTGCAGGAGACGGCGGCTTTCCCGGCCCCGTTTTCTGTTTCTGTAGCACAGGGCACAATATGACGATTGAAGGACCGTGGCGCGCTGAGGTTGGGCGCGTCACAGACAAAGGTGAGTGGATTAGGACGGTCGAGAGCCACGCATTCTTTTCGGAGGATGAGGCTTTCGGCCATTTGTTCGTTCTGTCTGCCAGGCTGCAGGGGGACCGTAGGTTGCGCGCTCGTGTGCGTCGGGTTGAAACGGCTTAGGCCAGGAGTTACCCCGGCCCTTTGTTATCTGACAATCTTGAGAACTGGTGCTTCTTTTCTTGGCTGGGTATCTTCATCAAGCTCTGGCACCGGGCCTCCTTGAAGCCATGCCTCGACCCTGGCTCTCCTGTCCATAGCAAGCGGAGATTTACCGACATCCCCGGTCATCTTTGCTTTCCGTCGCCCTATCCAGTTCATCGTTAAGACCCATCTACCAGCTACCCGATGGCTGAATGTGTCTCCATCATGATAGTCAGTGTAAGCGCTAACTGTCCCAATGTATGTTGACTTAAACCATTTCATATCTTTCACCTCACTTGCAATACTTCGGCATACGTCCACGGAACTCACCCACACGCGCTTGTAGATCCGCATAGAACCCGTCACTGTCGCATCGGTTACACCGCCCGCACAGCCCCTCTGCAATCAGCGCTTTGCCCAGATCCAGCCCGCTACCCAACTGACACCGACCGACAGCCCTGTCATACGTCCTAGCGCCTGTCAGATCACACGTGACAACCTGACCCTTCACAAGGAAGCGCATGGCCCGTGTAGCGCGGTCTCCTAGCGCCGTTCCTGTCTCATCGCATGTCAGGCCCTGCAAGCGTACTGCCCGCCCGTTGACCTCGATTGTATCCCCATCGCGCACGTGCGTAACGGGTCCGGTGATTGTCCCGGCGGTTGCTGCTGTGCCCAAGCCAATGATGATTACGGCTGCTTTGGTTAACGTGTTAAGCATCATCTCTCTCCTTAATCTACACTCAACCTGCACTACGCAAGTCGGATCGTCAACCCCTATTTGCGCAAAAGCCCCATCCGTTAGGACAGGGCCGTATTGCAGCGCTGGGCGGTGGTTACTTCTTGTCGCCCCAGTGCCCACGGTTGGGCGATATGCAGGCAATCCATCGCTCACACATAGCAAATGCTTCCTCTGCCGCCTCTAAATCGTGATCGATCTGCAGGGCCTTGCGTAGGCGATTGAAGTCACGAAGCATGGTTTCAACGCGGGCATTACCGACGAACTCTGATGTATCTTTGTCAGTCATTAGTTTCGCTTTCATTCACCCATTTGCCGTTGCGCTGAACCTCGACAACAGTGCGTTTGGATTTAATCTCTTGCTCAGCATAGTCAGAAGCTTGTGCCAGCCTCCCACTTCTTCGAGCCACTTCAATTTTATGCCAAGTTTTAAATCTGTCGCTTTCGGCCATGCGCTGGAATGCGATTTTCTTATTGTCATGTTGGCTGCGTGTATCATCTGATACCCCTACGGCCCCGCTGTCCTTATGTGTGCAGCGGACTCCACTGGAAGTCTTATTGCGCTTTTGACCTCCTTTGCCTGATCCTCTGAAATAGTCAAATCGGCAATCAGCCGAAGTTACGGAAAATAGTAGTTCTTTACTCACTCTCTTTCTCCCTCTGTCATATCAACGCCATCCTTTAGCATCCTCCGCACCTCATCGAGCGCAGCCTTTGCAGCGGCCTCTGCGTAGAGGGATAGCGTGGCGTCTTGATCGTGCACGTCCAAAATGGCGGCTTCAATCTCCAGGTATAGTCGCTCTAGGGGTGTCATTAGTTGCCCTCCGACTTCATGGCGCTGATCTTGCCCCGCAGGTGAAGCATACATTCCGTCTGGCCTTTAACATACTCGTGCGAGCCAATGCGCTCAGATGTCAGGAACTCGTTGATGCAATTGATAGCGGCGTCTAGTCCTGCGTTGTGGGCGGTGTGTAGTTGGGTGCGGAGTTGGTCGCGCTCATCCTCCAAAGCCTTGGCTAGGGTTACTTTCCCGTCACGTCCGATGTATGCGTATCCGTCAACGGCTTTGCGCAGGGCGTCTCGTTCTGAGATGAGCGACTTCAAGGTGCAACTAGCGTCGCCCAATATGCTTTTCATCGTTGGAGAATGCCGCCACGCACCCTTTGCTAGATCACAGTCATGCGCCAGCCGTTCCACAAACTCTTTGCTCGTATCACTCATATCAATTCCCCTCACATAGCGGGACGCCATACTTCGCATTCAACTGCGCCCCTGTTTGTATCCACACATCTCCCACAACCATTCTGTGGGCCGCGTTATTCATGTAGTCGTCACCTAGCCCCGGCCAGCGATCATTCAGATCCTGTGCCACCACCTTGTTAGCGGCTACTCTGGTGCCGGTGCCGGAGTAGCCGCCCATTTGTTACGTGTCAAGGCGTCACAACAAATCATCTTCTACGTGTTCGATCCACTCTCTAAGGGTCATACAATTCAGTTTATCTCTGTAGACGATGTTGATTTTATCGGCATTGCACGTATCTGAGCATTCAAGGTCTTCAAAGTAAAAGTATCCATCACCCTTGATCAGTTCTACGCCGTGTTTTTTGATTGCTGCGTTTACTTTCTTGATGGTAGCTACGGTCATGTATCTATCTCCTTTGTTGATACCTTTATACACTAAACACACCACCTACATAGCCGCCCATTTGCAGCGTGTCAACACCCCAACTACACCACTCCATTGTTGGAGTTGATGTCCACAAAGTAATCCGCCCGGTCCTCTGCCATGCAGGCGGCAACGGTGAATGTCGCTAGTGCTAGGGCGTATCGCTTCATGGTCTATCTCCTAAAACGGCGGCTCTTCGTCTGCGCTCTTTGGCTTCCACACAAGATCCACTTGATGCATTGCCAGCAGGTAGTCGCGCAGGGTGTAGATGTCGAATGGGTTCATTCTTCACCACAGGCCTTTGCTAGGACAGCACGGGCGCGCATCATGACCTCAGGCGTAAGCTCAACGCCGCTGTCTAACGCATCGTAGAGACCCTTTAGCGCATCATGAGCCTCTAATGCAAAATCAGCCAGGTATTCATACTCTTCCCTTGCGTCACCTAAGTGATCCCAAGTGTCAGAAAAGCACCCTTCTTCAACCTCAAAATGCTCCTCAAGCTCACCGTTGGTCATATGCGCGCGCTCTGGGTAGTCGTCTCGCAAGCGGTCAAAGTAGTTTGAGTCAACTTTTTCCGGCCACCACCAAGGTTTTTGCGTGAGTTTGGTATCAGTCATAACATCTCTCCTTATCTGATACACCTACAGTAGTGGCTAGGTCGTGTACTTGCAATAAAAAACGACCCCGAAGGGCCGCTTTCTTTACTCTGCTGCTACTGCTGCGGTCTTAGCGTCGTATTCCGCCTCTGCTAGTGACCGTACCGCGTGGGCTGCATCCAGGATGTGCGGGTGCTTCTCCGCAATGAACGCCATCACCATGCTAGAGACGTATGCCTGCCGGTTGAGCGCGCGCTGGATGTTGTCAATAGCTTCGACGTGGCGCTGCTTTTGCTTTCGCATTTGTTCGTTAGCGTTGCGGTTAGCTTCCTTTGCGCGGTCGAAGTTGGCTTGCAGGCTGTTGATTTGGTCTTGTAGTTGGTTCAACTGGCCTTGGCTGGGCTGACTTGGATCAACAGTCTCGGCAGGCTCTCCGCCCAATTCCTCGATATGCTCTTTCAGCTCAGTGATGGTTCGTTGGCGGTGGATCATTGCGCCCATTGCAGACTTGCGCCAGTTAGGCTTTGACCCGCGCACAAGGCCCGAATCGTACAGCTCAACCTGAGCAGCGATATTCCGGTTCTCCTCCTCTAGCTGCTCAATCTCGGCCTCACACTCCTCGATAGTGTCGGGGAAAATTCCTGTTCGTCGTCATGCATGTGTCTTTCTCCTTATCCTGTCCGCCAAATGCGAACACCTTTAACTCCGCCACGCATCATTTCGCGCGTCATATAATTGCCAGACCCCAGATGATCCAGCGCCGCCGCTCGTGCCGCCCGAATAGCCAGCCCGTCTTCATGATCCGGGACAAAGAAGCTGTCTCCGATAGCCATGCGTTTGAACGGGTATCGGGACTTGCGACCTCCTCCGCGCTTTGGTGGATCAATGTTCTTTTCAATTACAAATTCGTCAGGTTCGGTCATATCGTTTCCTTTGCTTGGACCACCCTCCGGGACTTGAACCCAGATCTGAAGCTTAGGAGGCAACTGCTCTATCCGGTTGAGCTAAGGGTGGCTTGTCTCTCTTTCCGTACACTCAACCTAAGATTTGATCCACAGCCAGTCAACAGAAAAAGTCAAGCCCGCGAAGATTTCTCAACGCGGGCCTGTTTGTCAGATGCATTTGGCCTTGTATGCGTTAATGGCCTTGGCGTTTAGGCTCTTCGCCACGTCTTTCCATTCTAGCCCCATCCCAGCCAGTTCGTCAGCGCTTTCTTTCTTGACGTCATTGCCGAACCACCTTGCGAAGTCACCGATGCGCTTGAAGTCAAATTCACCGTCACAAGCTTCGGATGCCGCTTGTTGGATACGTGCGTCAGTAATGAAGGCATCGCAGAAGGCCAACACATTGGCAGGGATCTCTACCTTTGCAGTCGCTGCTGCTTTGGTTTTCTTAACCCGGTGAGCCTCACATTTCACCTTGCAAATCATTTTGGAATAGTCGTCACGACTTGCCCGACGTGGAGATAAGACAAATCCCTCCCCTGGTCCTGAAATATCCCACATCGCCTTAATGTATGGATCTTCCTTGCCAATGCTTTCAGCTAGGTCGGACAGCTCCTGTGCTTTGGCCCCAACATCCTTGTCGTCAAAAAGGTTCAGCTCAAACTCTTTCATAATCGGCAGGACTTCAATCCCATCGACATTAGGAACCATCTCACTGATAACTTCTGGGTCGCTGCACACTTCACCAGTGCTTAGGTCTTGGATCGCAAAGACAAAAAACATCTTCTTAGCAATGTTGCTTACTGCGTCACTCTTTTGGACGCCCGGTCCAGCCCACTCTCCGTAAACAGCACAGTTCATCGGGAAGTCGCTTGGGTTCAGAGTGTCCACAAAGCCTGCAAAGCCAAAGTTGTCGTCGCCAACCTTAATGATCCGACTGCGAGATTGAGCGTAAAGTCCGCCCTCATCTCGAACAATTGCAGCGTTAGTCCCGTGCAGTTTGATTTTCGCAATAAAGTTTCGCTCAGTCATTCCGTATCGACGTGCATTCTTCACAAAGTGAGAAAAGCTTTCGACGCTTGGGTACTTATGAAATTCCATGTTAGTTCTCCTGCTTGTTAACTCTTGTCAGCTTCGGTGTAGGCGCTGGGCGTCATACTGAGATCGGCGCTTTAATGACTGGATGAGGGTCATACCTAATCAGCTCAAAGTCCTCATACTTGAATGCAAATATGTCTTTAACTTCTGGGTTTATGCGCATTTCCGGAAGGGGCTTAGAGCAACGTGACAGTTGCAGCTCCACTTGCTCAACATGGTTCAAGTAGATATGAGCGTCACCAATCGTGTGAATAAGTTCACCAGGCTTATACCCAGTCACTTGAGCGATCATCATTTGCAGCAGCGCATATGAGGCGATATTGAATGGAACGCCCAAGAACATATCCGCAGACCGCTGGTACAGTTGCATATGCAGCTTCTCGCCAATAATGCGAACCTGCCATAGCGTATGGCATGGGGGCAAGGCCA